CCATTAATTATGTCCCATTCTGTGGCGGTGCCCTCGCCTCCTCCTACTTGGATATACTTTAAGGAGGCGGAGTCCCAAATCCACATTTTGGAAGTGGACTTGTCGATATAGAGACGTTTTTCTTTACCAATCGATGGGAGAGCTGCGGCGGTGAGGACCTTGGTGTAGAGAAGGCCATCTTCATCGGAAACTTTTTCGTCTAAAGATGAGGCGGCTGCTTCTGCTCTATCGGCCGCGGATTCGGCTTTTTCCACCGCCTCTTTTAGATTGTCAAGTGCTATGATGGTGGAAGGGGTAAGGGGTAGACCAGATGAAGTGGGATTGCCAGAAATGAATCCCAAAAAAGATTTCGATTTTGCTATGGAACCATTAGTGCGGGACCACGAAACAACAAGTTCAATTCTACCAAGAAGTTCGGTCTCAATGGAAGAAAGAACAAAAATTATGTTGGTTGTTGTGGAGTCAAATGTCCACTGGGTGGTAGAGGCAAGGTATGGATGACCGTCTTGGCGAGTAACGCAAAGCGCGGGCGTACCATCGGGCCAAGCATTGTAGAAATCTTTTACATCAATTATTAGTTGGGTAGCGTTGTTTTCACCTTGTAGACTCCAAGAAATAGGGCGTTTTGATGCGGAAATATCTATGGAACGAACGGGCAATATTATCACCTCCTTCAATGGGGGAGTTGGGAAGAGTTTTCCAAGATACTTAGAATATGATTGAAAGGAAAGAAAAATAAACTGTAGGTTATGCTTGTTCTCGGCAAAAAGGGGTATAATACCGTCATATTCCCATTTTTACGAGATGATTCTTGACAGTGGAAGGAGAAATACATAGTGTAGTTGCGATTTGTGTAATACTCATTCCAGATTCACGGAGTTCTTTTATTTGATTATCATCTACTGTAGATTTTCTTCCTCCCTTACCGAGATTTAGTAAAGGACGTTTCTTTTTATCCATTTCATCAAGAAGTATATTTATTTGTGTTTCTGGATATTTATTTTCTATTGGAGTTTCGTGAAATCCGTATTCAAGAATATCAAGTAAAAAATGATAGGCATAGTCGGGCCCTTTTAGCAACTCAAAATATTTTACAGTTTCTAATACTCGAGCTGGTAGAACACAAAATTCTGATTTATCCATCGCGGGCCTCCTTTAGTCAAAAAAGATTTCTATCTTCGGAGATAAAGATTGCTTATTTATTTGTAGAGAAATGTCCGTTAGAATAATCTTCTTATTAGAAGATAAGAATAAGCACTTTATAACTCCCAATTCATATAATTTACTAAATCCTCGCTTAGCTTCTTCTTTAGTAAAATGTTTTAATAAACTGGGAAGAACTACCGCATTATATCCTTGAAGAAAAGCATCATATAAACAATAGAATAGCTTTCTTGTATAAACAGGCAACCTCTCAGCGAATATAAATACATTTAGATAATCTGAACCTGGAATAGTGCTGAAGATTTCGTGTTTGCTAATGAAATAATAAACTCTTTGTTCATTATAAGTATCCAATCTATAATAATCATTATCGCATAGTAATTGTAAGCCTACATCCAATTCCTCTTCAGAATAATTCAAACAATCATTTAGATATCCAAGAATACTATTTATATTAGATTCTGTAATAAATGCTCCTACTTTTCGAATATAAGCTGTCATATAATAACGAGATAAGGCATAAATAGCCGCGGCCGCAGGAGATAAATTATAAGTGTAAGGATATAAGGAAATATTGTATTTTACTCGTGCGGGCTTATGAATTAGTTCCTTGGTCGTGTAGTTATATATATTCATTGTCTAAAACTCCTAATACTAATCTATATTCATTTTTATCGGTGAATTTTTTATGCGACCCACCGAAGGTGGAATTATCTTAACTCATGGAAGAACTCATAGAGTAACTAATATATTCTCTATGACGTTTTGACCAATGTGTGATGACGTTTTGTCCCAACGCTATATGACGTTTTGACCAATGTGTGATGACGCATCTTATAATTTTTTTTTAGGCGTGTGATGACACACTATATCGATTTGTTAGTAAATAGATTGCTAAATTTTAATCCTCGTCTTCTTTTGGCTTTGGAGTAGGGCCAAGTAGTGATAAAAAATCTGTCTCATCGACGGCCCGCATTCTATCTTGAAAAGTCTCAGTTATCCAAAATAGGCGATATACTGGATACGGAGTATTATCATTATTGATTTTATATGTCTTTTTACACTAAATAAATCCTTCTTTAGCCAAATGAAATAATATAACGCGTAGTCTATCTTCCACTCTTTTATTACCTTTTTCTGAATATGATAACGCTTTTTTTAAATCAGTTAAAGTAAAATCATAATATTCTCCGTCCATTGTCTTTCCTGTAAACCATTGATATTTATTAAGTAAATAAATATAAATTTTTATTACATCTTGATTACCAATAATAATTAAATAACGTAATAATTGACCATCAATATTAACATAACGAGAAAATTTTTGCGGGAAAATATAAGTCTTATTCTGTTCATCATACTATACTAATTTTCGTCTGATTAGTTCATCAATATGGCGTCCGACTGTTTTTGCGGAGATACCTGTCCCTTTGACAAAAGTTGGTCGTATTTGTATCCATTTCGAATGAGATAAATAATGAGCCTATTTATTTGGATTCCAGCTCGCCGCGTAAATCATATATGCTAAAAGCAGGTCATCTACTACATATTCCATAAAATCAGTTCCCAAAGAAAAGGCTCTCCAATAATTATCTCCTTGCCCCGCGGTAAGTTCAATGCTCATCACACATCACATCCAAATATTCCTATACCGCGGCCCGTACAAGGTTAGCCATAGATACACTTTTTTCTTCGGAGAGATGTTGAAGTTTATCATATTGTTCTTGGGTTAAACTTACCGCCAAACGTTGAGGGTAATTTATTTTTGTCATTCTATCGCCTCCATATAATATGGAGCGAGTGAGGAAAATTGATACAGAGAATTTTCAGAAAAATTTTTCTTTTTGCTATTTTTGTGTTATAATAGTAGTGGTGGAAGAGAAACATTTTCGGCAGGCCGCATAAATTTCTTCATTGGAGGCCATTTGTTTCTTCCCAAATTTCTGCCTCTGTCTATACCTAAGAAAAATTCACACTAAAATTTTACTTGACAAACGCTATAATAAAGGATAAGAAAATCGGTGTGAATTTTGTGTTGGAACGAATTTTAGAAAAAGGAAAAAAAGGAAGAGGTTCCTCTGTGCGAGCGGACCTACAGATAAAATTTGACGTGATAGATTTTTATCTTTCTTTCCAAAAAAAATAACGCGGTCCGGATTGCGAAGCATCCGACCGCGAATTAGTATTTACAAAAGAATTGATAGTAATAGTAGATAATAGTAGTATTAGTTCTCTAATCAGCCTGAGACATTTTTGTCTCAGAGTGAGACACATCAATCTCAGAGTGAGACATCAATGTCTCAGAGTGAGACGGAACGTCTCAGAGTGATACCAGGGTGGTATGTCTCAGAGTGAGACTCCCGCGTGAATTTTTCTTTATTCTTTAGGTCTTTCATAGAATATATAATTTGTATTATAGGGAACTAAATAATTTTTCTCTACTAATTCATCTATAGCACGGTAATATGAAGCACGAGGTATACCCCACTGGTTTACAATTGCCTGCGGACTAAGATGGTATACATGTCGTTGTTTATCTGGGTTATCTGTGGCATTGCTTTCTGCGCAAAAAGCGCACCATAAAGTGAATGCTTTTGCCGTAAGGCTTCTTGAGGCCATTTTGAAAGATTCTGTATTTACTGTTGTATATGGGTTATCTTTATTCGCGGGAATTCGATGCCATCCTATTATGGCTTTTTGATTTGGCACAGACTGGAACATAGGATTCCTCCTTACAATATTGGTTCTTTAGGATTCGGAGTTGCGGGCTGTCTTCAAAGATATAAACATTGCGGCCGGTATTACGTCGGTCCTCTCGCACAGTAATTAGTTCACAACCATTAGAGAGAAGTAGTTGAGCCAGACGGGTTGAAAAAATCAATACTTCATTAGACTTCATATTTGACTCCTTTCTTTGTTCTTTTTTAGTATAACTTATTTTTCTTTTTATGTCAATTTTCTATTGCGTAAATTCCACCTCTTCTTTAAATTTCCCCACACACTCATACCTAATAAAAATTCACACACAAATTTTACTTATCAAAAATGATAATAAACCATTCTAAAATCGATGTCAAAATCGTAGCAACGCAGGATTTGATTGGGAGGTGGATGGAAAATTTGGGATAAAAGATTACCAGAGGAGGGAGATTTTAGACAAATATTTCTTTGTCCCAATCATTAGTTTTTTTAGGAGCTTCTTCTTGAATTGTATAAGGAATAAAATTAGATAAATCTAATTTTTGATGTGTTGGATATTGTGCTTGTGCGGCCGCGAGTGATTCTAGGTGTTTTTGAAGAATGTAGTTATGAATTTTCCCAGCTCGTTGCCAAAGATGCTTATCTTTTAAAGATTCGGCTGCGTCAATTTTCTCTAAGAATTCACGATAGATTTTTTCTGTCTTTAACACAGGAGCCATGTAATTTAATAGTTCGAAAGTATTTTGTAGATTTGCTGTGTGAATACTATTATAACGGAGTTGATATTGTTTATATGTTTCTTGATAGATAATAGAGTTTTCATCTTTATATGTTTCTAAATGAGTGTAATGCGGCATAGGATTGATTTAATTACGTAGCTCTACTTCACAGGCTTGTTTTTCCAGTTTTTGTTGCTGTTCGAATTCTTCCATATATTTATCATGCTCAGCTTTTAGCCTTTGATATTCTCCTGGGGTCAGGAGATTGCCGTCTTTATCGATATATTGGGCGGTATCTTCTTGTGGGATTTCGTCTTCCCAAGTATCGTCTATGGGGCCTGATGTTGAGGAAATGGTGGGTTGTTTTGTCTCGAACATTTTAGATGATGAATCGTCGATTAAAGTTGCTAATATTTTAGACGATTTATCATTGAATTCCTTTAGTTGCTCAATTACTTGTTTGACTAAATTAGTCAAGGTATTTTTAGTCGATTTATCGTCTATGATAGATTGGTCTAATAGACGATATAAATCGTCTATAGAAGACTGGGTAAAAGATAGTTGATTTTCGTTGATAGAAGACGAGGTTCCAATAGACGATGAATCGTCGATGGTAGATTCGATTGTATCATCGATTGCTGATAGAATTAGACGTCGTAAAAAGTTGCTACGAGACAGATTTTGCTTTTGTGCGGCCGCGTCAAAGAGGATGAGTTGTTCATCGGTTAGCGTAGTTGATATTTGTTTTGGCATATTAGGACCTCCTTAGTCGATTATCGTCTATCATAAAACGAGTGAAGATAGACGATTTATCGTCTATCTTTTTCTTGGAAAAGAAAAAATATTTTATCGTTTAAAAAATGAGAAAGAGGATAGACGATTCATCGTCGATTCTTAGACCAATATTTTAGACGATTTATCGTCTATAATAAGCAAGGATAATATTTAGTCTCTTTCTTCTTTTTATTATACCACAAAAATAATCATCTGTCAAATAAAATTACGTCTCCGGGTTGGTTTCCTGCGTCCGCGAATTCAAAACAAAATGGGGTAGGTTGCGTGCCAAACAAAAATGAAATTGCGGGCTGGAAGATTCTGGAAAAAGACAAAATGAAATTCGTCTTTTATTACATAGAAAAACGAGGAAGAAATTTATATCTTTTTCTATGTAAAAAAAGAAGAGCCTCCCGTATAGGAGACTCTTTCTCTTCAACATAGGTAAGACAGAAGTTTCTGGTCTGGGCCTTGCGGTCCAGCGATGGCTTATGCCATCGTATAGAAGTTGTGCTTCTTTTCGTCCTTGCCCAGCACCACAGTGCCAGCTTCGGCCAGCATCTTCAGCAGACCACCAACCATCATAGGAGTGGCTACATCCAGGCCAATTTCATCCTTGCGGTCCCACACTTGGGAAGGAATCATACCGGCACCCAGACCACCCTTCTGGACCCACGCAGTCAGAGCCGCGAGGTTCTTTTCACGACGAGCAGCGGCTTCAGCCTTCTTGGTTTCTGCGGCAGCCTTCTTTGCGGGGTCAGCTACACGACGACCAGGAGCGTTCTTCGCGGCCTCAACAGCGGCGTCGAAGTCATAAGCCTTGCTACGCTGGGTGTCCGCGGTCAGGGGCACAGAAACATTCATTACCACTACATAGGGGCTACCAGTTTCTTCGTCGATTACGTCAGAAACATAACCAATACCAGTGCCAGACTGGGACTTTACCAGCTGAGCACCGGGGAAGACAGACAGTAGCTTTTCGATAGTGGCGGACCGTAGGGTATCACGAGTCTTGATATTCATAATGCTTTTCTCCTTGGGGCGTTTTATATAACGCATCCCGTGGTTTTATGTGAGTTTTCCTTCTCAAATATATTGATGGAAGAAACGGATGAGTGTTCCTTTCCTCAATTTGTAAAGTTATTATAGCATAATTTTTTTTAGATGTCAATTTTTTTGGTGAGGGTTGCGGTGGGAGAAACAATATCTTTACATTCTACGGTAGAAGAACAAACAATAGCGGTTGCGGCCTCGCTGAGTTCCAGCTTAGCAGCGCCGAAGGCCCGCACGATAGAGTTCCCACTGGCTTTTACTGTGGATTCACCGAAAGCAATTACAGAAGTATCACCGCGGGCAAGACAGGTAGATTCATCCTTGAGATAGATGTTGCCTACATAGGATTGAACAACAGATTTCTCATAAGCCCACACAGGACTTTCGTTGTGTGTGTCGAGATAAGAATTGCCATAAAGGTCATACTGAACATCTGAGGCCGAGCCACCAATAATCGTGCTATCGCGCGCAATAATAGAATTGCCACCGTCGCACGTGATGTGCTTACAGTTTGATAGCTGAGCATAGGTGTTGATAAGAGTGATGTTCTTACAGTTGTGGAGTCGATAACATTCTGCTTGACCATTACCTTTGATAACGCAGTCTTGTTTATCTACAAGAATATATTTGTCTCGCCATTTCTGGACTTCTTGCTCGATGGCAAGACGATAGATTGCGGGCTCCCACCAGTCAGGAAGGATGTCTTGGTCTACAACAAGTTTCCAGTCGGAGAGCGGTGCGGTCAAGGCACGGAAACCTTCATCGAGTAGAAACATATCGTTGTTCGCGGGCGGCCGCAGTTCAACTCGCACAAATGTTTTTGCGGCATTGACTTCATTATCTTCTATGTGGAGTTTCTCCAGCATTTCCTGATGGGAATCATAGGGAGGACAAAAAACTCGATTTTTCAGAACTACACAGGATTTTAGACGACACATAAAAACACTCCTTCCCAGCTTGTAGAGGGCCGAGACCCAGCTTATCCAGCTTATATACCTTTTTATAGGGTAGGGAGAGGGGAAATGATAGGATATTCTTTATCCTTCTTACATATATATTATAGGACAAAAATTGAGGTTTGTCAAAAATTTTGGCTGAATATTTATACAGAAGGGTGGATAATTATACAGGAAGGGAAGATTAGATGTGAGACATCTAAGGTCTTGACAAACAATACCCCTTGTGTTATACTATAGCAGAAAGGAGATGGAACTATGGAAGGTTTGGACAGAATGTTGAAACGGCGACCGCGCGATTGGTCTAATTGGAATTACAATTGTGGTGGTTTTGCTTTGCGGACATACGAATGGGTGGATGTATGGGATGATTCGCCCGCAGAAGTTATTGCGGAAATTGTGGAGAAGTTTCCTTGTTTCTCTGTGTGCGACCCGAAGAAAGAAGGTTTTGACTTCCGCAAGTATGAGTATGTTGCTTACCGTGAAGGGAAGAAAGGTGAATGGCATGACTTTCATTTCATGAGGTCTGATAAATCTGGACGGTGGTGGCATAAGCCCGGGCAGAGAAGTGTTCAGATTTACCATGGGGATATTTTCAAGGGCTGGACAAGGACTGACGATAATGTTTACAGAGGGAAAATCTATTGGATTAGGAGGGAAAGAGTGTGAATAGTGTGTGGGTGATGTATAAAGGTCAACTGTCCATTGGGGTCGCCGCGACAAAGATTGACGCTATCCGATATTTGGTAGATACTGGATGGGTAAAACTTGACCAAGATGAAATTGAATATTGGGATGATAAGAAACATGAGACTATTACTCCCCGAGAAGCTGCGAAACAAGCAAATACTACGGTGGAAAAGATTTTGGGAGAAGCTTTGGAAGATAATCAGTCTCCGTATTTTTCACGGTATGAGCTTATTATTCAAGAAGAACAAATCATTTGTGGCTATGATATCCCGGTGGAATAATCCACCGGAGAAAGATTAGGTGTGCTACATCTAAACTTTCTTAAAATGAAAGGCGGGATTTCTCCCGCCTATTCATTACAGAGTGCTATAATAATTCTTGCCCTTTTCGGTTTCCATCTTGAGCAGACCCGCCGCCGCAAGTTCCTTGAGAATCTTTCCAACCGTGGGAATGATACCATCAAAACCGGGCAGGTCGTTGAAAATCTCGGTAGAGGTCTTATGCTCGAAAGAATGGCTGTTAATGTAGTCCTGAACAATCCCCACGCGGGCGGCCTGACGTTCACTCGCGGCAGTGTCCTTTTCCTTCTTGGGCTTCGCGGCACGTTCCGCAGATTCCTTCTTCCACGTCTCATAGTCCTGCCGGGCAGTATCAAAGTCAAACGCCGCGGAGCGTTCGGTGGCTTTGGTGGCGAAATTGCCGACCAGAATCCGCTTGTAGATGGGGGCACCATCATGGATTTCCTCAGTGGGAATACAGAGGCAATTAGTCTTGTTCACTCGAACCATTACAGCAGAGGGATACAGGTTGCACAGGGCGTTGATGATGTCGATGTTCTTCATGGTGTTCCTTTCCTCATGGGTTTGTAGTGGGTTTTCCTTCCCTGTATTTTGTGTCCCTCTCAGGAACAGTTAGAGTATAACACAAATTAGGGAGGAAGTCAAGCATTTAGATGTGACACATCTAAGATTTGCGGGAGGAAAGCCGGGATTATTCTCCCGGCGTGGTGAATGAATAAGTATTATTACGGATGTATTTTTTTACATATTCGCCTTGATAGATAATTTCCTTGTTTATTTTAATTGTAAATGGTGTGCGAGTCAGGCGCGGAAAACTTCTCACAACAGGGTATTCCTTGGCAAGTTCGCCGCCCCGCCGCAAACACTCCATGAGAATTTCTGTTTCAATTATGCTATCAGATAGGGCGGTATGTTCTTCGGTAAATTCATTATCTTGCCTAATGTATCGGGTTACGGCTTCCGCAGTTGTGGAATAATTTCCGCTTTCGGTGAATAGAGAATGCGTTTCACAATAGGCGAAATAATCTTCATCACAAAGCCATTTATGAGCATAACCGCGAATATCGAAAATGGGAATTGTTTCAATGGGGTTTTGGGTATGGAACCAATTACAATTGAAGGAAATGACATTATCATCAAACGGGGAGTTATAGGCATAACAGGATTGAACATTGTATTTCTTTATGTCTCGTTTCATCTCTTGGCATACATAGCCCCATTTTTCTTTTCGTGTTTTGCGGGCACGCATAGCGGAAACATACAGGGGACGCTTGTCCTTATAGTAGGCACTTTCAAACAAGGGGAGGTTATCCCAAACTTGAGTGATTACAAAGTCTTTTATTTCAAGAGTAGAGTTTGTTTCAGTGTTGAAAATTACCGCGCCCAAATTGTAGCAGAATGGTTTGTCTAAAGATGTAGTCTCCGTGTCAAGCACCAAAATGTTCATTGTTTCAAGTCCTTTCAAGTATTTTTGGAACAATGGTAGTATAGCATAGGCGGGAGTTTTTGTCAAGGTTTTAGATGTTCCACATCTAAACAAAAAGGGTGGACATTAGTCCACCCAATTCCCATCGGGATATTCTCCCTTGTAGTAGTGTCGCACACAAGCATCACAAGTTATCATCAGATGAGGGCACCGCCCGCCGCCGTTTACATCTTCGCAAGGGGTGACAGTATGGCAATCAAAGGAAGGGCTATACTGTTTCTTTGCTTCTTTGTATGCTTCATCTTCATTGCGGGCGGCCACGGTGAAATATTGGTCATTGATTTTTACATTATAAAGCATCCTTCTACTCCTTCCTCTGCAAGAATATCCTGAGCAATTTCTACGCAATATGTAGTAAACATATTTTGGAATCGAGAAATAGTTTCATCATTGCCATTGATTAGAATCTCAAGCAATTTTTCTGATTCATCATTGAATTTCTCCCGCAGAAAATCGCGGAAAGTATTCTCATTTTCTTTGAGTGTTTCCGCAAGATGAATGATAGCTTGGTTCTTATCCTCCGAAACAAAGTCTCCAATTTGGTATGTCATGATTTAACCTTCCTTTCTGTTCTCTTAGGAACAAAGTTAGTATAGCATAGAAAAGCAGTTTTGTCAAGAGTTTAGATGTTATACATCTAATCCAAAAAGGTGGCGTTATTTCGCCACCTTTAATCCGCGTTCTACAAGATACTGAATTGCTTTATCTCCCTCCCAATATTTCATAATATCTTCGATAGGAGCATTATAGGGAGTATATGAAATTCGAAGTTCAAGATTGAGGTCAGTAGTTTTCCATTCCTTGATTGTGGAATGCCACGAGAAAAATTCGATTTTTCTGCCTTTACGACAATTCCAAACACTGAAAAGTCCATACTTTTCATTGATTTCATCAAGGTTTTCCCAAGTAATGGGAATGTGCTGGGTTTCTGTGGATGCGGTTTTATCAAGAATAACACGGCCTATGCTATTATTGATAACTTTACCATTGTGAAGAGTAGTATAATGAACAATGTAATAGGTAAGCATTATTCGTCCTCCTTTACATTTACTTCATAGAGACACATATCCGGGTCTGTAAAGTTAGTATGACCAAGCCAAGTATTGAGAACGAAGTCCCGAAGCGTTTCTTTTGTTGTGGCACATGCTTCAACCCAAGTGTATTCCTTGCCATTATCATTATTGACAATTTTGTCTTTGTCCCAATTGCGGCGGTCAAGCCAAGCCCAACATTTATATCTTGCGGCTGAGCCGGCCATATCAAAAACGCTGATAGGGTGATTGTCTCGTTTGCTCCAAGCAACATAGTATTTCTTCCAGTTTCCCATAAGTTACACTTCCTTCCTTTCTCCCACAGTATATCACAAGTCCGCGGCCCTGTCAAGACTTTAGATGTTCCACATCTAAACAAAAAAGGAGCGGAAAACCGCTCCTATGGCTTACACCTTGGAATACCACTTCTTGCCGGCCTTACGTTCGAAATTCAGAATCTGTTCGCCGCAAACTTCATCCATAATCTTGCCCATATCCAGAGCACGGACACCCTGTTCTACCAGTTCGGGGCAAGCGTTCAGAATGTCAGTCGCGGACATTTCTACGCCATCTTCCATTTCTTCCCGCACAAACTTACTCACAATCGCGGCCTGAGCATGACGCTTAGCGGCATTTGCGGCCCGCTTTTCATCATCGGCCTTGGTGGACTTCTTGGGAGCAGAAGCCTTTTCCGCACGTTCGGTCATCATGGTTTCATAAGCGGTATGAGCAGTATCAAGGTCGAAAGCGGCTACCTTTTCAGTAGCGTCATTGTTCTTTACGGTCACCGCGATAGAAGCCCACAGTTCTTCGCCGTTCTTCTCGTTGATTACACCAGTAGGAACGGCCAGAGCAATCTTCTTGCCCTCAGCAATCATTACACCATTGGGAAACAGTTCATTGAGCTTGGTCATCACAGCAGAATTAGCAGAATCACGAGTAGCAGTAGTCATAGCCATAATTGAATTACCTTCCTTTTCCTTTTGTTTCCCTTCCTTGGGAACAATGATAGTATAGCACAAAAATTTTTTGTTGTCAAACATTTTTTAGGTGTGGCACATCTAATGTGTTGACAAAAAGAACGAATGATGTTATAATATGGATGTCCTCAAGAGAAGGACAGAAAGGTAGGAATGGTTATGAAGAATTATTTGGTGAATATGAAGTTTACTGGTTATATGAGCGTGGAAGTTAAAGCTGAAAATGAAGAAGAAGCCCGCGAAAAAGGGTACCGGGAATTTGATATGTGTGATGCGGAGCTGGAGAATATTACTGATATTCGTGTATATGATGTGGAGGATGAAGAAGAATGACAAGTGGAATTATTAGAAGGCTTGATGACCTTGGCCGCATCACAATTCCCAAAGAAATCCGGCGGGCCCGTGGTTGGGAAGAAGGAGCACCCATTGAGATTATCCCTGATGGGGAAGATGTAATTCTGCGGCTGTATGGTGATAACCAACGGCTGGAGGATTTGCTCAATGAACTTATTGGACAGATGGAAGAACGCGGACTGGATGATAAGGAAACGTTGCTCAGGAAAATGATGGAAGAATTGAAAGAGGAAGGAGAACTTGACTAATGCGGGCAAATGCCCGCACTGGAAGGTTAGATGTTTTACATCTAAAGTATTGACAAATAGGGCGATGTATGTTATACTTTAGTTGCTCCAAGAGAAAGCAGAAAGGGAGGAATGGGAGATGATTTCTACAGTATGGCTTATTTACTATGATGATGACGCGCTAAGGGGCGTATGCGCGACAGCGGAAGATTGCGCTTGTTATCTGGTAGAGCGCGGTGACGCTCTGTTGGATGATGATATCTTGGCGTATAGGGACAAAGAAGGGTATTTAAGGTATACCACCATTCATCTGGTCGCACATGTTATGGATAGACCTATTCTCGATTTTATGGTTGATGTCCTTAAAGGCAATAGTAGCTATTGGCTTCCTTGGCATATTGAACAAGAGCGAGTTTTTGGTGGATATGAGCACAACTTGGAGTAAAAAGAGAGAGCAGAAAGAAGGAGAGAGTATGAAATATCACGTTTGTGTTACTCTTGATGAATACTATGAAGCAGACATTGAAGCGGAAACTCCCGAGGAAGCTGAGGATATCGCGATTGAGGAATTTGAAAAGCAAACGAAAACATATGCGATAGATTGCGAACCAATTCCACCAAAGAAACGAACCTATCGATTGGCGAAGTAATTCGCCTTTTGTGGAATTAGATGTGGAACATCTAAGCACTCTTGGCACTTAGCAGTGCCAAATGGTGGTAGTTGCTTCATCCCATATGCGGGCATATTCTTTATCATAGGCTTGTTTATTTGGAAGTTTGTACCATACTTCGCCCGCGAGAGCGGCGGGGCTTTCTCCAATAAATAAACGGTTGAAATTACTTACCCAATACATATTATGCAAACCTCCCGTAGATTTTATATTTCTCTTCATATGGAGTTTCCTTTGGGAACATCGATAGTATAACATAGATTGGAGTAAACATCAACACATTAGATGTGGAACATCTAAATAAAAAAAGGACGTGATTTTTTATCACGCCCATTATCTGGTAGGCACGGAAGAATTTGAATCCTCAACCCACTGGATTATTTTTCAATGCTTTATTTTAGCAAAAGGCTAATTTGATTTTCTGCTTCATACACTGGAGCAGGAGTATAAGATTGACTATTTTTAGGCGGCACAAATCGCAATGTTTTTTCTGTTTGGCAGGTTTCTGAATAGGGGATAAGATAGCAACGATTATTGATGAAAGTGCAAAAGTAATCTACCTCTTCAGGTAAGTATGCTTTACGCACATTTTCTTGCGAGTTGATACGGCGGCGACATGTGGCGAAATGCCAAACGCCCTCATCTTTCATGGAAGCCGTTTTACACTGGATTTTATATAATTTATTTTCAACTTCAAGAATAAAATCATAACGTGCGTTATCCCCCCAAGGAATACTAATAGTATGTCCTAATCCAGCCAAGTAAGTGATACATTGTAGTTCAGTATGTGCCCCCAAAGCCTTTCGATCTAACATGACAAGTTTGAAAAATAAGCCAGTTGCGCTAACCAATTGCGCCACGTGCCCATATTACGGCCATTTTATATCCCGGTAAGGCCGTCTCCGGAAATGCGGCTACCCCAGACCGCCATTGGCATAATGAAGGATGAGCATATCCCCTTGCCTTAGCCTACAACATAATGCTCAGTCGGTAGGCCGCGAGATACTAACCCAGACTTCGCTAAAGCTGGATGGGATTCGAACCCATAACCTCCCCTACATTCAAGGGTCGCTCTTCCAGTTAAAGCTACCAGTAGTTTCATCATCTTAACGGCGGTTTCTTCCGGTAAGCAAGAGCGGGATGGCCGTCCCGTTGCTCTCTTGATTACAAATATATAATAGCATAATTTTTTTAGTTTGTCAATTTTTTTAGGTGTGGAACATCTAACATTGGAAAGAAAAAGAAGGGCATTAGCCCTCCTTCTTAAGATAGTAGCGAGGTTCAGCAGTTTCGATATTCCACTTACGAATGATGTTGCCATCTTCGTCGAGTTCGGCATAGCGTTTAATAATGGACTGTTTAACAGTATACAAGTCGGGGAAAGTTACGTTGAGTTCCCATTCAGGGCCACAGGTTTCGAGCGTATAACGGCGCAGTTCCGCATTAGAAGCGAAAGAGCGAATACTCAGGCGAATGCTTTCCTGTTCTGTTTCATCATTAGAAAGCTGCGCCGCGAGAATTTCAGCAGATACGGCAGATTCTTCACTACGGGGCAGGATGCTGTCCAGTTTAGAAAGATAATCTTTGTAGGCATTGCTCTTCTTGTCAGCGGACTCATCAAGTTCAGCCAGAACATTGTGATACTTTGCTCGCAGATCTTCATTCTTCCGCCGCATAGTGAACGCGTTAGTGTTGGCCATAGTTTTCTCCTTCTGGTTTGAAAGGTTTCCTTCCTTTATTGGAGTTCCTCTTTGGAACACTGTTAGTATAGCATAGAATGGAGTAGTTGTCAAGATATTAGGTGTGCCACATCTAATCCCTTGACAGAGTTATTTTTCTGTGTTATATTATATCTGTCCTAATAAGAGAAGGAAACTCTTCAAACCAGAAAGGTATCAACCATGACGGAACAGGAATTGCGGAATAGTATGAAAAAACTTGTAAATACTTGGTGGAAAGACCTTACAAATGACCAGAAAACTGCTGTGAAACTGCTCAAGTTTAGCCGTTCCATCATTGGAAGTATGTTCTTCTTTAATAATGATACTGCGAATGGATTTGCTATTGATGACTATACAGACATGCGGCAGATGATTGAGGAATATGGTACTGACCGTGAAGATTTTTCTTGCGGCGTTAATTGGGAAGATTTCCATAAAAATGAACAGGCATGCCGCCGCGTTGAAAAGAATATTTCCAATAATGGGCTTATCAGTAAACTTCCTGCCAGTTTGAAAAATCAGGTTGTGGATAATCTGCTGCGGCAGGATGATTATTGGAAGGTGTGCCGGGACGATAATATTAAGTATCTGAAAGAAGCCCGGAAAACGATGTTCTGGAATGCTATTGCGGAACTGCGGAAGGAAGTGGAGGGCTAAGCCCTCCTTTGTTGGAGTTAGATGTTAGACATCTAATAATAAAACACTGCTATTAGCAGTGTCAAAAGGTGACGATAGAAGAAGAAAGAGATACCATCGAATAGAAGTCGATTATTTGCGAATAGTAGGCGAGAGAAGATTTCAAGTTTGGTCATGGCTTTTTGCCTCAATGATTGATTATATTCAATTCATCAAGTGGGACTCTCCATATTTCTTTTTCTTCGTCAAATTCCAGTTGTTCAGGAATAGATACGAAGAAATAGCCTTCATCATCTTTGAGTAGATTATGCTCCAAATGCTCATTGAGCACTCCCATAAAGCTCCCTTCATCATCATACATTAGATACATTACAATTCCTCCCTTCCTTTTTACACTCATAGTATACATCAACGCGGGCGGTCTGTCAATAGGGGACATTAGATGTTGGACATCTAATCATTCCAAACAAAAAAGGGAGATTACTCTCCCTTAATGTATTCCAGTTTCAGGTAAATATCTTTTGGCACATTGTCAGACCAAACATAATTGTTTTTCAAAATGTAATTGTTATAACTGGAAGCGGTCTTGTTCGCCCGCATCTTTGCCTGTTCTGCCCATCCGATCTTTTCCTTATCCGTGCTATCCCTGTATTGTTCATAGGTCAACTTGTCTGCTTCATAACTGGAAATCATAGCACGGCAAGTATCTTCAACCTTCTTGACGGTTTCATAATTGGTGCGGTCGTCGGCCTTTTGAACATCATGCTTTACACCATTTACCAATTCCCGCACAGAAGGCGAGATAGCGTATCCAACACCAAACAGAAGAATCAGAGCAAGCACACAACAAAGAATAGAAGTCATTGCTTTATTCATTTTACTTCACCTCATACTGAATAACAGGAGTATCAACTGTGAAAGGAATATCACTATAGAGATAGTCACCAGACCATTCTACATACTTTCCATCAGGAGTGAAGAAGAAAATACCTGTATCATTTTCACCGTAAGAACCATCAACATCGGCAAGCTCAGAAGAAATAGTAAGTTCGTATCCATAAACTTTCTTTTCTTCTACACTGGGGGTAAGAAAACTATTCAAACTGGAAACCTTTCCATCTACCACAAACCTACCCACAACGGCGTTTCCACTGAACAACACAATATATCCCAAAGGTTTTTCAATCTCACAAGGCAAACTATTCGCGCGCTCCCGCATACCATTCACCCAATACGCTCGCCGAATGAGATTGTATCGTTCAAGACTGTATTCAATATCGGTGGGGGTAGATTGGGAGGCCGCGAGATTTTGAGCATTTTCTTTGGTGATGTTAATGTCTTGCTGGGAAGCATTGGGTGTTTTGGTATCACTACAACCAGTGAAACATAGGCAAGCCGCGATAAGTAGGACAGTAATGAGAATCAGTTTCTTTTTCATAGTTTTCCTTCCTTTCTTATTCCTTGGAACAGTTATATATTATCATATGCTGGAGGATTTGTCAAGATTTTAGATGTATAACATCTAAAAAGGAAAATTGCGGTAATCGTTTCCAATTACCGCCATACAAAGCATCGCGTATGCCCTACTCTATTCCATAGTCCAAAAGGCTTCACGGAAATTCCCACCTTCCTAACCTTCGGGCAAGGTTGCCACATCTTACCTGCAACTCAGTAAGTAGCATTACAACCACATTTGTTTACTGAACAAATGCTAAACGGATAACATCACTAATCACGGAGGTTGCTCTCATACGGGCTTTATGGTTGCCCACGCGTTTCACCCAGAAGTTTCGCATTGCGGGAGTTCTTCTGTTTCCCATGGTGCGGGATGAGGGATGTGCGCCCTCAAGTCTTTCGACATAAGTTTTTGGGACTTACGCGTATTCTGATTCCGCCAATCCCGCGTAGCCGTGGAGAGACTCGAACTCTCACGCCCAGAGGGCAACAGAGCTTAAATCTGTTGTGCCTGCCAATTACACCACACGGCCTTATTGTTCCCTTGCGTGGCCACGCGAGAGGGCGACCCCACCGTTATTCGCGGTGTTCCATTCCCTTCCCTTGGAACAACTATATATTATCACAATTTTTCTTTTTTGTCAAATTTTTAGATGAGTCTCATCTAACTATAAAAGGGGGAATTACTTCCCCTCAATCATTGCCTTAAACATCCGTCCATACATAGCGAACATATCGCTATCCAGAAATGTATCATCAATAACCACGCCCCAAGTGGTTCCATAAGTGCGGACAGGGCACTTTTGCCACATCATATAGCCAGTGATGATAAAGGCGCTATATCCATCTGTAGTAATTACGTATACACCATCATTAGGGAGGGCAATCGTACAAACTTCGGTATCTTTGTTCCAAGCCAGGATAGTATACTTAGTATTATCCTTGGGGTCGAACGGGATTTTTTCAACCGTCATTTGCGGTTCAGTCGTAAACTCCTTGAGACAAGCGGCCGCAACCACCTCTGGAGAATACACTTCACCAAAAGCAATACAAGGAATCATCATCACCAGAACCATTAGAGCAGCAACAAACTTCTTCATTTCTTTTCCTTCCTTTCTTTGTTCCTTTCTTAGGGACAAATAGAGTATAGCACAGGTTGGGGTTCTTGTCAAGGAATTAGATGTTTTACATCTAAGGCCAAAAATGCGGGATTATTCCGCAACCATCCTTTCTAACCATTCTATAACATCAGTTTCTCCAGGGTCAACCGCAAAACAATTATTGAATTTACTAAAGGCTTCTCGAATTTCCTTGCTATCATCAATCAGGATATTTCTTTCTTTGGGGGAGCGGTATTTGTGCTTAGGAGTTCCATACTTTACCAAATGAATCTCATCATAAGGAAAATTGAAATCATTCAACCATTCGCGTTTTGCTTGTCGAGTTTCGTGATTGTATTCCTTTGTGCTTTCTTTGCTCAACCAAGAGCAAATAACAATTGTAATACCATTGCGGCGGCAGATGTTCAAAACATTCGCAAGTTTTTTCATATCCCACATAGGTTTTGCTTCCCTGTAGGGTTTACTATCATACGCCCGCAGAAGTTCAAGCCAGTTGGGATAAGAATAGAAACGATTCAATGTGCCATCCATATCAAAGATAAGTCTCATAGTATCCCCTTCCTTTCTACAAGAAGATTATACTACAAACTAACAATAATGTCAAGAGAATATTAGATGTATCACATCTAAAATCCTTCCTTTGCCATTATCTGGCAAAGGCGGCTTCATATGCGTTTCTACGGCGGTTCTGTTCATATTCTTCTTGGGTAATCTCCACGCAAGACAACGGCATACGGGAATGTTTTACCCCTCCCATCTTTCTGCCCCGTTCCATTGCTGTCCATGCATCTTGCGCGGCGAAATAGAAAGTAATTGTCGCATATCGTTTCGTCCCTACGTGTCCACGGGGGCAAAGCACTTTGTAAAACTTCATTACTTGATTTCCTCCATTTGTGCCTTAATCATTGCTTCCCGAATCTTCAAGCGCTTTTCTTCTTCTGCGATTTTCTTCGCTTGAAGGGCTTCCCGTCTCCGTGCCCGTTCTTCTACTTCTTGTTTGGTCTTGGCAAGACGTTGTTCTTGTTTGAAGGCTACTTCCTCTTGATGGAGTTTATAGTCTTGCGCGGCGGCGTATCCGTCAAATTTTTCACCATCACGTCCACCCAAAGGAATTGCGATAGTCAGGGCAACATAGTATTCATTGCCATTTTCATCTACCGCAGGAATACAGAGGCCATTTCCTTTATATTCCAGGCATTCTTCTCCCGCTTCCTTAATGTGAGTTTGAAGCCACTCAATCCAGTGGCGGCGTTCCTTGGTGCGGTTCAGTTCAGTGGTTTTGGGCATAGTCTCCACTCCTTTCTTGTTGACAAGAAGATTATAGCACGAAAATAAAATCACGTCAAGACATTAGATGTTTCACATCTAAAATCGTTGGAGGGAGATTACTCTCCCTCATAGAAGGTCGGCGTCCAAGTAAGATGCTCAAACTCGGCATTAGAATGCTCAACCTCACAAATTTCTTCTGCCTTTTCTATGGTATCAACTACCGTGTAGACCCCAATAAATTTATAATCATAGTCCCGCATAATCACCGCGTATGCCCGTTTCATAGACTACCGCATCCTTTCAAAATATTTTCATAGTGCTTCATTTGAGATTCAGTGGCTTTGAGAAATACCTGTGTAATCCCGTTTCCCGCGGGGCGAGTGCCAATACAGTTCTTGCGGAATAGATACACCATTTTCGTGGGAATGTAATAGATACGCTCAACCATCAAATTTCCCTCCTTTTGATATTATAATTATATCATATTTGAAAAGAAAAGTCAATTACCATTTTAGATAAATTTTAGAGTGAGGTTTTGTAAGAATTTCACAAAGTTTATTATAAGGGTATTCTTTACTAATTGAAATTAAAACACATCCGTCAGACATTACCAAATGAATCCCATCATCAGCAGCAAAGATACAAGAAACGTAATCAAGATTTACCAGCTTGGGTTCATTTGTTTCACCATCGATAATGTTAATCCACATAATTCAACACCAGCTTTTCCTTGATTTCATAGTCATACCCTTCTATCCAGCTTCCCAAACCCAGCCTGAGCAGATTAGTCCGCACTTTTTCCGCCATATCAACGGCCAAAGAGCGATGAGGATAGACCTTGATTTCATTGGATACAAATTCATGGTAAATCCATACTGGTTTCATATTATCAATTCCTTTCTGTCCTTCATGGACAAGTAGAGTATAACATAGTTTTGGGGTATTGTCAAGTTATTAGATGTGATACATCTAAGGTTGAAAATGGGGATGGAATTAGTCCATCTCCTTAATTTTATTTGCTATGTTATGGATCTCTTGTATGGCATCAAGCGGAGATAAGTTAGAATGAAAAATAACTTGTCCAATTTGGCTATTGAACTTGAGACGGCGAGCCACACAATCTTTCATTGCTTTCTCGTATTCATCTTTGGCTTGATTTTCAATGTAAGCACAAAGAGTATCGCCATATTCCGCCCATTTTTGTTCAAAACCATATTCCTTACGGAAAATTAGCCCATCATTAGCAAGACTGCCTTTTATGATAGGGCCAATGCTACTCCATGTCTCATACCAAACTCTGTGGATAAACTCATCTTGCGCTTTGGCTTCTGTTTCGGAAGGTAAAGGGAATAGCTGTTTTTTAAGATTGTTGGCAATATCAAGGCAGTTTTCTCGTTCTTCGTGAGTCATAATCTCTCTTCCTTTCTGTTCTTCTTGGGGCACTGTCAGTATATTATAAAAGGACGAAAAAGTCAACTCCTTAGATGTGTCACATCTAATGTCCGCCGGAAGAAAGCCGGACATTAGTCCGGCAAGTTGGCAAGCATTTCCATAAGTTCTTTCTTGGTGCCGCCGAGTTCAAGATTGACCAGAATGTTTTTCATTGCGGTTTCCCGCTTGGCTTTTACTTCATCACTAACTTCTTCATAAGCAGCTCGCAGAGCATTAACGGTACCATTATAATAGCTAATGCCGTTTTTATCAAAATACCGCCAATCAGTAACCTTGATACTAACCATTCTTTCATCAATTACAATGCCAGCTTCCTTCATCTTATTAAAGATAAATTCGCCAGCTTCCTTCCTGATACGTTCTTTGACATTACTGATGTCATTATCCAGCTGTGCCATGGCGATTTTATCAGGTTCAGGCATAGGATACTTCTTGTTGACTTCTTCTTCGACAAACTCCCGCACAATTTTAGATACCTTCATGATGAACCCTTCCTTTCTGTTCCCTTCTTTGGAACACTGTTAGTATACCATGAAAGAGCGAGAAAGTCAATATCTTAGATGTATCACATCTAATATATAAGGGGAGGATTATTCCTCCCGCTCAATTACAACTTGGGGAGCGAACCAACCAGACAGGAAAACCTCAGATTCTTCGATGTCTTTGGTATCGAACAGCTTTTTCTCAAACTGATTATGAACAAAGGTCAGCCATTCATACCCATTCAGCTCTCCACCCAGCTCATACAGCAGCTCATTGACTTGCTTTACCAGCTCGTCAACCCGTTTGCGACGTTCGACTTCTTGATGACCATTTTCAAGCATGGTGGTCAATTCTTCATTAGATAGAGCATAGAAATTGATTTTATTCATTGATGGATACCCCTTTCTACTTCTTCTCTGGGACGAATATAGAATACCACAAATTTCGTATTTGTCAAGTTATTAGATGTGACACATCTAAGGCTGTTGCGGTAGGCTCATTCGAGAGCCTGCCGCAGGAGAGAAAGAAAAGTTTTAACTATATCATTGTATTCTTCTTCATCACTGGCGATAGAAAATTTATCGCTATCAGTCGCGGCATCCGGGTAGAAACAGAACCATGTTTCTTGAATGTCCTCATCCGCGATGAAGTCCCGCACAATTGTATCCATCCGTTCCAAGTTGTCAATTCTTTCTTCCAGCTTCATTTCAATAAGCCTCCTTCATCCATGCGGGAATACCCAGCTTCTTTTCGTTCTTCTCAGCTTCTTTGTTCATTACGGCCCAGCTTGTGAGAGCCATAATAGCCCCTACGCCCGCGAAGAGCAGACCTAAATCAGACTCCAAAAGGACATACCCAATAGAGCCAAAAACCATTCCAAGGAACCCAAAGATACCTAATACAACCATGACCTCAACCCCTTTCACGGCTCCATTATACCATAACGCGGGTGGGCTGTCAAGAGGCTCTTAGATGTGGCACATCTAAACTTTTTAGGGTTTGCTTATTCGCAAACCCGCAAAGTCTTAGTAAAGTATTCTTTCCAGTCAAGGCCATTAGTGGGGTCATCAATATCATATTCTTCTCGTAGGATATTCATCATCTCATCATAGGATACAAGATAGCCGTCCTCTTTGTGTTCATAATAGTAATGCGTCATGATTTACACCTCTTTCTTTTTGTTCCCTCTTTGGGACACCTATAGGATACCATAAAGTAAGACTTTTGTCAAGTTCTTAGATGTGATACATCTAAACTTTTATTGGGGCATAAAACCCCTTATACGTCATAGGTGAAACACCCTTCAAAGGCATCATAACCACAATCATTGTCAATATCTTCTGGTTCTTCTGATTCGTCCTCAGACACAAGATTGTGCCCAACAAGAGTCTCCACAAATTCATAGTTGAAAGCAAACAGGTCATTGATTGCTGTTTTGTCCCAGTCGCGGCCGCATTCTTCCATCCACTGCTCAACCGTGTCAAAATCTTCCTCGGTCATATTGTCCGCCACAACGGTCGCATAATTCCAAAAATCAAAGTCCTTCAAAGAAATTTCTTCGTAAACCTTCATGATTGACACCATCCTTCTTTATTTTGTCCCTTTGGACAATAGTAGTATAACATAATTCTTTATGCTTGTCAAATTCTTAGATGTTTCACATCTAATATTATAAGAACGGCATTAGCCGTTCCAAATTTCCAATAATTCCCATCCATAGGGCAGTTGCCTATATACTTCTGCGTATTGCTCTCGAAAGATTGTTCCAATAGTTTTTTCTCTGGTTCCTCGAATATTCATTAGAATATTCTTATGTGAGCAAACTGAGATTAATTGTAGCCCATTTTCAAAACAGAAAATAACATTTTCCATATCTTTTTCCAGTGCCGTCCGATAACCTTCTAAGGTCTGCCGATACTTCATAGTTTCAACTCCCTTTCTTTTGATGTGATTATTATAGCATAAGATTTACTATTTGTCAAGAATATTAGATGTTCCACATCTAATATATAAAGGGGCCTATTAACAATAGGCCAAGTTTCCTTTCTTCCATCCATAGATAGAAATTTGATTGTGCTTCTGCCCAATTTCAATGGCTTTCTTTTTAGTATCGACGCGAAAGCTATGGTCAATATAGTAAATGCCATTCTCAAGCCATACGCCACAATTACCGTTCATGTTCTCAACCGCTTTCGCGGCTTCTTCTGTGGTTTTACATTCAACGCCATAATCCGCAACTTGCCAACCGGATTTATAAAAAATTTCCTTGCCATTCTTGAGAGTGACCCCGCCATGATTTACCAAAGACCGCATAAGCTCCAACATAGTTTCAACCCCTTTCCTTTGATGGTTTTATTATAGCACAAAGGGATTGAATTGTCAAGAGTTTAGATGTGATACATCTAATAGTTTTGGGGAATCTTATTCCCCAATGATAAACGGGAGCAACTGCCGCCGCACGAAATCGAAATTATAACTTAAACAAGAAACATTTATTCTGATATTATCCCCCTCATTTTGGGATTGAACCCAACATGGGATAGAATCAATAATGATGTTCAAAGCCAAATTCAAATCAGAATCATTGCGGCAAAGGAATGAAATTGCTCTCATCATTTTAGGATACTTCCTTTCTTTCTCGTTCCGACAATTGTATGATAACATAAGAATGAAATATTGTCAAGAGAATGTTAGGTGTGCTACATTTAATATTGTGCTGGAGGATTGTTAGTCCTCCACATAATACGCGGGATAACGTCCGGTTTCATTATTACCACAATTGAATACTGTAAACTGGTCGGCAAACTGGTCAAAATCACGGTAATTTTTTGTCCAACTTGGCCGCACAACAATGCCATACTCTGGTCGTAGATTACACGCAACAATAGTAAATTCCTTTCCCTCGTTCCATAGTTTCCGGGCGGTGGTTTTGTTGATTTTAGTCATGATTTACAACTCCTTTTCAAAATGTAATTGTGCTTGTTCTCTCTTAAGAACAATTGTATTATAACATACGGTTTTAGGATTGTCAATATATTATTAGATGTACCACATCTAATATTTGCTGGAGGATGAAATTATTCATCCTTCGCCCAGTATTCACCCATTACCAGTTTTAGGCAATCAACTGCATCAAGATAGCCAAGCACATCATCATCAGTGTGTTCTGAAATACCAAAGCCGAACCCCGCTTCGAGTTTGCCCTCAGAATTGCCATAGGCTCCTTCTCCGCAAACAAAATCACCCTCAACCGGGATTCCGGGGCCATCAGGGTTAAAATTGTTGCGACAATCTTCGATGTTTTTCAAAATGAAACCATCAGGCAAAAAAGAATGCTTGTCAATGGTATAACTGAAACCAAAGTAGGAGAGAAGGAAGGTCAAAAGATACATTTCAACTTGTGCGGAAGTCCACTGCGGGTTCTTTTCGTGAATACGCTGACGCGCTTCATTGATAGTGGATTCTTTCAGGGTAGAAATTGAAATAGACATGATGGAACCTCCTTGCCTTTTTTTATTACAGATAGATTATAGCATAAAAATTTTTTCTTGTCAAATATTTTTTTAGATGTGCTACATCTAACATTATAGATTCGGGATAATAAATCCCGAATTGGAAAAGGCTGGAAACTATATCAAGTAAAATTGAAATATTGTTTCCAACTTTCTGCAATACATTCTACATCACTGTAATTTAGAAGGCAAATCATCGCTCCCCACTCCCGTATTGTGATGCCATTTTCTTCATACCAAAGTTTAGCAATTTTATAGACCGCAAGATGAAATTCACGCGGGTTGCCTTTACTATATTCTTCGTGTGCTTGGAAAAGGATTTCTGGTTTATAGGTGATGCCATACCGATAGATTGCTTTGTTGGTGGGAGAAAGCCGGATCTTCATACTATCAACTCCTTTACAATGATATTATAATACTATAAAGAAAATATGTCAAGTTAAGTTTAGATGTGCTACATCTAAAACGCGGGCCGGGGTGAAATACCCCGTTAGGATTTGTTTGCCCATTCTTCAATTTCTTCCGCGTAGTAATCTTGAAATGCTATGGTCATATTATCAATCATTTCTACGGGAATGAATTTGGCCATTTGCTGGAGGGCTTCATAGGGCAGGGAGCATTCCTGTCGCAAGTAGCTTTCAACAATAGAGTAGGCAGCTTCTTCCCAGCTTGTGCCTCCTTGAATAGCATCCTCGATATAGACATGATAAATCCGTTCGTTGCTATTGGCCCAGCTCATGATGTAGCTTTCCAGCGTATCCAGCTCAACCATATCCAGCTTTCCCATAATTTCAGCTCCTTTCTTCTGTCAGGCGGGCAGACTGTCACCAATCAAGGCACAGGCAAGGACAGTAGGTCATCACCGTCCAGGGCTCATGACCCCGGCTCATGGTCGGCGGCCTGTCTACCCCTCCTGACGCTGATAGTATACCACAAGTGCATAAATATGTCAAGTCAAGTTTAAATGTAGCACGTCTAATTGTATTTTCTGGTCAAAAAACGGCCAAATAATACAAAAAATGTATAAAGAGTGTATATTTATACATTTGTATAAATATACAAAAAAAGAAGGGCTTTACAGCCCTTCTTTATATACCGCAGCGATTTTTTCGCCGATTGCTTTTTGTTCCCGTAGACACTCAGCCATTTTTGCGTTTGCATATTTTTGTAGGAACCCATAACGCTCCCAGTATGTTTCCCAGCCGAAAATTTCATTGTGATGGATGAGATAGGTCTTAATTCCACCGTTTGATATGGCATGCCACCGTTCCCATTTCCGCGCCCATGCGGTATATTGCTTAACCAGTAGCATGATTTTTTCAAGCTGTTTGGGATTCAACATGCTTTACACCTTCTTTTTCATTGTAGCGGGAGGGTTTTACCCCTCCCGCCGTTTTTATCCGCGCCGTACCAGTTTGCTGTCATACAGCAGGGTACGTAGGTTATAAGACTGCCGCGCGATAGACTGCAAGAACCGGATTTTCTTCTTGCTGGTTTTCCATTCTTGTAGTTGCAGGACGCGCCCCAGCTCGTCAACCTTCAAACTAGATTTGAAAAACTGTGCCGCGCCCTTCTCGTTGTATTCATCCAGCCGCTGGATAAGCTCGTTGAACGGTAGTACGATAGTGAAGGCAAACGTTTTCCAGATAATCAGTTTATTCTCTTGCTGATACTCAGCAAGTGCGGATTCTACCGTGCGCGCTTGCGTCCTATACCAGTCGCCCGCCCCCGTTTTAATCTCAAAACGGACTTGTTTGCCATTGACGAAAATTCGCGTATCGTCAGCAGTTGGAGAATGCGCATAGAATGCGCGGTTGTTTAACGGTCGGTTAGTAGCAAGACTGCGAATTAACCGGATCCCCGCTTCGGCAATCTTGCCGTCCTTGCCATGATCGGCGGGGTTTCTGCAAGCAATCATAAGCGCGTAGCGCGCCTTTTTCGCCGCGTCGGAAACATATATATATGTTTCCAGCTCGAGAGCGTCCGCCGCCTTGCGTTTTTCGTCCCATGTGAGAGACTTATTACGCGTGATAGCCCACATCCGATCGATCAAGTCTTGATGGCACTTTTTATATTCCATGGTTACACCTCTTTTAATAATAGTCGTATCGGTATAATGAGTATCGATATGCTGTTTTCAAGATTCACGCGGGGCATTCGCCCCGCTTGCGCCGCTCTTGTTTTTCCTCCCTTCATCCTTGCGACACGCTTATTATATACCCCTTTTTATTAGTTGTCAACCCCTAAAATAACATTTTTTCAGGCTTTTTTTATATCTATAATATATAACAGCTATATACCAAAATATATAGCTTTTTTGGCCATAGAATGACCGGATAATACAATGGCGAATCTGGCCAAAAAACCACCATATAAGGGGGTAGGGTTATGGGAGGAATTTCCAGTCAATTTCTGGAAAACCCCGGGTGCTGGTAAACTCACCAGAGAACTCATTTTTTTATACCCAACCTTCCATCTTACAAAAAAATTTGACTTTTGTCAATTTTTCTGGTAAAATATAGAAAAAATAAAAAGGAGGCTATCCTACCTTATGAACCCACATCCATACACATTAGATTATGACATATATTATGCGAAAGACCGCAATGAATATGTAAAACAAATTATAGCTACCTGTGAAACCGAACTAACCTACGCCGAGTTAGAATAGTTAGGAGACTATATTATTTTTGGTAAAGACGAAACTCTTCTTTCTCTTGTAGATACCAAAGAAGCCCTCGTCCCCCGCCGTAAATTCAACTCCTACAAAACCAAAGATGAAAAAAACCTCTCCCTTGATTCTATTCTTGAAGACCCAATCCAAGCCCGCGAATTTGAAGATAAAATGGCTCAAAAGCAATCTCAACCTCGCTACAAAGTTTTCCGTCAAGTCCCTCAAAGGCCTACCTACGATGAAAACGGCATAGAAATTGACGCAGGTTGGGCCGCGGATAATTACGGCAACCCTATCCCCTATATTCGTGAACTATGGCAATCCATTGACAAATGGCGCCGCCGCATTGATATGTGGAAAGGCAAAATTCCACCCGACGAATGGGCCCTCTCTCATCAACCCTCTTCCACAATGCTGTATAAAATAAACCACTTCTTTATCGACCTCCAACGTCAACAATACTATATAAAGGATGTTTATAATCCTGACATCCATTTCCAAAACTTTACTCCATCCTCCGGTTCCGATTTCGAATTTGATACCCCCGCCGGATACTGGCTTTCTCCTGAAGAATGGTGCGCCCGCAAACGACATCCCCATCCATTCGACCTCCCGCAACCCCCAATTCAAGATGCCCCCACAAATGACCAGGGTCAAATCTTTTGGAAAACCGGGGATAACGTTTTCGACTTCGAAAATCCAACCCACATCCTTGCTCTATTAGACCATTATGCCACCCTACTCAAACATAACTATGAACATCTAAACTCCAATGCCCGCTTCCTTTGTATGGACTTGGAGCGATATGTTGGAATGGCCGACCTTGATGAGATGGAGCAATTCATTTTGGAAAGCAGAGTAGCTCACCGCAACTCCTTTGTTGTAGCAAAAATATTGCGGGAGGAAGGGTATGACCTATCAGATGCCCGCATTCGCACACTTCAACGTAAAACGATTCCCCGAAAAATCGCGGCCGTGGCTACCCGTGAACGCCTCCTTTCTCAAATGACTCGCAAAGAAGTCCCCACCCAAATCTGCCACAAATGCCGCACCCTTCTGCCCTTGGATAATTTCTTCTATAGTCGTGACCGTTCTTCTACTACTGGATTCTGTCGCACCTGTAAAGATTGTCAAAAGAAACGAACAAGGAGGGATACATTAAATGGCTAACACAACACGAACCTGCGCAAAATGTAGATAGAGCAAACCGATTGCGGAGTTCCTACCATCATCTTCTCCATTTCACCCCAGTGGCTACACAATTTATTGTATGGATTGTTTAGAACGTATTGTAGATGCTACCAATCTTGCTCAAGTGGATAAATTGTGTCAATGGGTAGATTGGCCTTTCCTGCCCAATGAATGGACAAAATTGTATCGGTCTGGCAAAGACCGCACACTACACCTTTATGCGAAACTAATGGCGGAAAAACCGCAATATAAAAATCTCGATTGGTCTTCCACAAACGAAAAGTGGACCAACGCAATGCGGGCCGGCACAATGGATGATAATATAGAGGCCATTAGTGAGGGATGGCTGGAAGAGATGCGGCGAAAGTGGCCCGCAGAAATAGAGCGCACAGTTGATGATTATCATTACTTGGAGAATTTCTATAATGATTTGATTTCTACACAAAATATCACATCTGCCACCCAGAGGGATGATTCCAAAAGGCTGTGCGAGGTAGGTCTTGCCGCGACAAAGAAGATACGACAAGGCTTGCCCGCCAAGGATGAAATGGCTGAACTACGAATATGGCCATGTAAAATTTTATGAATTGCTGGAACTCGTATACAGGGGAATCAGCAGCGAAAGGAAAAATATGGAAGCTAAATATAATTCATTACAAGAACTGCTAATTGATTATCCAGAAAAACCATTAGGACAAGCAACAGATTATACCGGAAAACATATTAATCAAATTACTCTTTTAAAGCGTATCAATAATCCAAATAAATATGGAAATTGGTGGGCCGCGCAATGTGATTGTTTGACTTTCTTTCCAGTATATGTTGCAAATGTAATTCAAGGGAAACAAAAATCTTGTGGTTGTCTACGGCATAGACCGCAATATAAAGATATCACAGGTCAGGTTTTTGGAGAACTAACTGCCATTCGTCATATAGAAGGGTCTAATCCTACTGAATGGGAATGTTTATGTTCTTGTGGCAATAAAACAATCGTGCGGGCAGGCAATCTTTTTTCTGGGCACACTCGTAGTTGCGGTCATTTAGAAACTCAAAAATTATTGCCGACTAAAATGAAAGATTTGACCGGGCAGCGTTGTGGAAAATTAGTCGCATTATATCCCTTTTATAAAGGACGAGTAATGTGGCATTGCCGATGCGATTGTGGTAAATTTGTAGATATATCTTCTTCGGATTTTATTGCTCAAGCCCAATTGAGCTGTGGATGTTTACGGCAAAGCAAACGAGAATATCTAACTGAGCAATGGCTTCAAAAATATAATTTTCGTTACGAACAAGAAATACGTATCCTTGAATTATATAATGTCCGCTTTGACTTTAGGATTTATAATGATAAAGGAGACTGGGTTTATTTAGAGCTCCAAGGCGAACAGCATTATATGCCTATAGAACATTTTGGCGGGCAAGAAAAATTTGAGAAACAACAGTTCTATGATAATGAAAAAAGAAGATATTGTAAAGAAAATAATATTACTTTATATGAAATTCGCTATGATGAAGATTTGGAACAAAAATTAGCTTCATATTTTCTAACGTCCAACGACTATCACTCCGGTGAGTAAGGGAGAAGTCTCCTTGAAGTATGAAACTTAGATGATATAGTCTCATCTGTATGGAAACATACAGCTCAATGGGATAGAACTAACGATTCTATCCAAAGATAATGATATACCACAACATTATGAAAGCCGAAGGTTTTGAAGCAAAGAATGCTAAAAATATTGGGGATTTTGATTCTGTAGGTGAGCTTTGTGTATGGCTTGAAAAAAGAGGATGGAAACCTTCTTGGCACGTGGAACCACAAGATAGTGTTGACTTTACTATAAAACAAATCCAGCAATATCTTACTCGTCTTGTCCAAGGCGAAAGCAATCTTGCAGACCAAGTGGAGTCCCGCCGCAAACAACTTGAGTTAGCTAATAAGCTCGAAGAAACTGGTGAAGAGCCAGCAATGGACGCTCTTGAAGAAGAAGAGGCCATGTCCTCCATTGAATATGAAGGTGAAGATACTTTTCAATCTGAATTAGGAGCTGATGATGATTGTCTGAACTAAATTTCGCGGCCCCTCAATAGGGGGCTTATCGTGATGGGATAGCAATAGATAAGGGTGTGGTTCTTACAGAGAAATTTCTGTAGAACCACGAACAGCTATTCCAAGATTATCTAAGGTATTTTATGTTGTATCCTGATCTGTGAAATAAAGCAGCATAGCGGTAAAAGCTATGAAAATTTTTCTAACTGCTGGGAAACCCTAAAGCTCAAGAGCCTATAAGGAGCGAAAGCAAAAGAAAGACTTGAGATATTTTCCAGGCGAAAGTCAGTAAAATGTAGAATGGGCGACCAGCAACTAATGGAGAATAAGATATATTATACCTTACATCTCCGCAGTTCAACGACTATCCAACAATGGAGTAGATACAATCGAAAAGAAAAACAATGAAGATATAGTCTAATCTTATATGAAAGTATAAGTAGTAATGTTTTGGATACAATCAGAAGTGTAGATTGCCCTATACATTTTTACTACTATCAAAGAGTTTTGCTTAGGGCTATGATGAGATATAGGTATTTTTTTGGCTCGTTCACAAGAGCCACGAGTAAGAGCTTTCTTGCCATTATTTCTCAATACCTTGCTTGTATTTTTTTACCTCGTTCAAAGCGTTTCGTAGTATCACAATTCAAAAAAGCTTCTCTAAGCATCACCAAACAAAAACTCGAAGAAATTTGGTCTTGGTGGCCACTTTTGCGGGCCGAAGTGCTTAGTGAACATATGTCCACGGACTACATTGAGCTTATTTTCAAGAATGGCTCAATTTTCCAAATCTTGACATTAAGTGCCTCTTCTCGTGGCCAGCGTGCGACAGGCGGCCTTATTGAGGAAGCGGTGCTTATTGACGGCACAACATTGGCTGAAGTTATTATTCCTATGATGAATATCCCTCGTCCACTTTCTGGCGGAGGAGTAAATCCGGAAGAGCCACACTCATAGCAAGTATATATTACAAGTGCCGGTTCTAAAAATACATTTGCCTATGAGCGCCTTATTGAGCTGACTATTCTGGGTGTAATCGACCCTGAAGATTATTTTATCTGCGGGGCTGGGTATGAGCTGCCCTTACGATATGGTTTATTTGACAAAAAGACCATTCAAGACCAAAAAATGTCCAGCACTTTTTCTTCAGATTCATTCGCCCGTGAGTCGATGTCGATTTGGACGGGGAGCTCTAAGGACTCGTGGTTCAATATTGAACGTCTTATTAAAAGTCGAAGTCTTTTATCTGCGGAATTAGAAGGAAAAGTCTTGTCAGAAGGTTTCTATGAAATTTCTGCTGATATCGCACGCACGGGTTATAATGATTCCTGTTTTATGGTAATCAAAGTTGTTCCACAAGCAAACGCTTGGAAGAAAAAAGTAGTATACACAGAAAACTTACATTAGGTTGATTTTGCTGACCAAGCCATTCGGCTAAAATAGTTAGCTAAGCTCTATCATCCTCGTGAAATCATTATTGACGGTAATGGCATTGGCACCGGTGTTGTCGAAGCCTTAGTATCTCAACAATGGGATAGAAAAGGACAATATTGGGCTCCTTTATATGTAAGTAATGACCCTGATAATTATCCTTATCCAAAAGATGAAAAAGACCGCGCGATTGTTTATAATTTCAAAGCCAACGCCGCCCTTAACAACGATATCTATTCCAACCTCTTTATCCAAATCAACAATGGCCATGTCCAACTTCTTGCTAACGAGCGCATCGTAAAAGAAAAACTTTTAGCAACAAAAAAAGGCCAAAAAATGTCTTATCTCGCAAAAGAAAAATTTTTATTGCCTTATGTAATGACTTCTCGCCTCATTGATGAACTAAACAACCTAAAATTGAAGGCTACAGGTGTCCAAGGACAGATAGCTGTAGAGCAAATTTCCAAACGTATAAATAAGGACCGCGTATCTGCGTTAGGATACGGTCTATATCGCATCAAATACTATGAAGATGAAGAGTTCCGCCGCAAAAAGCGTTCTCTTTTTGGCGGGAAAGGTATGGCCTTCTTTTCATCTTCTTCTGACCGGAGGAAAAAACGATGAGTAATAATCTTCGCAACATTGAGGAATTTAGAAATTTCGCAAAGCATACCGCGAAAGTTCGTATTCCTTCCAATGACAAATCTTATTAGAATCGATACGGTCGGACAATTTCATCTTTGCGGCGGCCCCTTACTAAAGAAGAGCTCATAGACATTATTCAGTCTGGAGACCCCAGAGATATTCGTGAAGTTTCACGATATTATATGCGGTTTTGCGGCGAATATGCTCAAATGATTGATTACAGGAGCACATTATTGTCTTACGCTTACTTAGTGGTTCCGCATTATGATATAAAAAATCCGCCTAAAAAACTTGATTCTATGTATGCGAAGACTTCAAAACAACTAAAAGAAGCGAACTTTGATAATTTATTTCCAAGGATTAACAAGATTATTCTTTCTGAGGGAGTATTCTACGGCCTGTTGAAAGAGACAGAAGACCATCGCATTGTCTTCTATCGGTTGCCTTGCCAATGGTGCCGTTCCAGATTCCAAGATGAAAATGACCTTCACATCCTCGAGATAAATCTTTCATATTTCGACCAAGTAGTTAGTGATGAAGTTGAACGTAAACAGCTCCTTTCTTTATTTCCTAAATATATTCAATCTCGCTATAAATCTCGTAAAAACAGAGATTTATGGATAGAGATTCCCCCCTCTGAGGGGGGTATATGTTTCAGTTTTAATGACGAAATGGTTCCCCCATTTATCTCTGCGGCAATCGCGGCTGAAGAACTTCAAGACGCTCGGGACCGCGAACAAGAAAGAGATGATAATGAACTTCATAAGTTATTAATTCAGAAACTCCCAATTGATAAAACAAATGGTGAATTACTTTTTACTTTACCAGAGGCAGAAGAGCTACACAATAGTGTATGTAATATGCTTGGCGACCAAGATTCTATTGATGTTTTGACTACTTATGCGGATGTAAAGTTAGAGAGTGTTCAGGAACCTGACACTGCCGCGTCATCTTCTTAGAGTAGATTAAATAAATATACACAAAATGTATATAATGAAATGGGTGTTTCCCAAGAAATCTTCAATGCCAGTAATGGCTCAACTGCATTGACTTATTCTATTAAAAAAGATATCGCTCAAATGTATTCTTGGAGTAAGCAATATGAAATCTGGATAAACACTTATTTGCGGGCCTGCGGCAAGAATAGTCTATATTTTTCCATACGAATTTTGCCGTCTTCCACTATTTTCAAAAAGGAAGATGCTGATATGTATCTAAAAACCGCCCAATATGGTTATCCTAAAATGGCTGTCGCCGCGGTTATGGGGATTGATGTGCTGGATATGGTTCACATCGCAGATTTTGAAAATAACATCATCGGATTGGAAACCATTATGAAACCTCTTTCTTCTTCTTATACTCAGTCTGGCGATGAAAATTCTAAAAATTCTGAAAAAATAAAAACTGGCTCAACTCAAATTCGAGACATAACAAATGAGGGTGGTCGTCCTCCTTTGGATGAATCTGAGAGGGCAGACCGCACACAGCAAAATATTGAAGGGATGACTTAAAACAGGAGGAAGAAATATGGATAGAAAGATTCCATTAACATTTGATGTTGTTATTTCTTCTCCACTGACTTCTATAAATCCGGCTCTGCCCAATGTTGCTCGAGCAAAGTGCCACGTATTTACCAAATATAGGAACCGCAATTATTCTTATATTACGGACGAAGTGGCGGACCAACTAATTGAATCTGCTACGCAAGGCACTACGCCAGTAGTAGGTTTCTTTGACAAGGAAACTGGCGATTTCACTGGCCACGCTGGCCCCGAGTTAGCAAGTGTTTATGGTTATGTTGAGCACTTTATTGGGTGGGAAAAAGTGGTTGACCCCGCTGACCATATTGAGCGGGAATATGCTACCTTCTCCGTTGTTCTTTTTAGTGATTACCTTGAAGCCGCCCGCACTATTGTAGGCAAAGCTCAAAGTATGGAACTTGACCCCAATAGTATTGATGGGGCCTGGACCGTGATGGGCGATGACGAGATGGAATATTTTGTTTATTCCAAGGCTCGTATGAAGGCTTTTTGTGTTTTAGGGAATGTTGAGCCTTGTTTTTCTGGTTCATCCTTCTTCTCAAAAGACGATGGAACTCAATTTGAGCAATTCTCCAAATTGCTAATGGATTTACAAGATAAAGTAAAACAATACAGTGGAGGTCAGAACGCTATGAATGTAAAAGTAAATGGCGTAGAGAATGAACATTTTAATGATATGTTCAATGCTCTAAATCCCAACTTCACAGAAGAAAATCCTGTTATCGAAGAACTACCAGTGTTCATTGATGACACCTCTGTTATGACTTTCGCTTGTGGCAAGGGTAAGAAAGTAAAGAAGTATTCTTATTCTTATTCTGAAGAAAATGAGCTAAAGTTAGAAGAGGCTCAAGTGTTTGATTATGATGAACTTGAGCAAAATGAAGCTGCTCTTCGTGAAGAGTATGAAGCATTCAAAGTTTCTTCTGCTGAACAATTTGATACTAAGGTAAGCGAATTAACTGAACAGTTTAACGCTTTAACTGCGGCCAAGGATGCTCTTCAAGTTTCCTATGATGAGCTGAAGACTGCTTTTGACGCACTACAGCAAGAAAAAACTGAATTAGCTAATCAATATGCGGCCCAGGCTGAAACACTGGCGGCCCGCGATGCCACTATTGCTGAGCAGGCTTCTCATATTGATTCTTATGAAAATGCGGAGAAAGACCGTGTAATTGAAAAGTTCAGTAAGTGCCTACCTTCCGATATTCTATCCCCAATTGTGGAAAAGAAAGACTCTCTTTCTATCGAGGCTCTTAATACTCAATTGGCTCTGGAATATACTCAATTCTCTATGGCCCGCGACCAAGGTGAACAAATTCGTGTTCCTCAGGTTCATGAAGAAGCCCCTTCTAAGCTGGCTACTATTCTGAAAAAGTATAAAAAGTGAGGTAATTCATTATGGCAAAGTTTCCTGTAAAGAAGTATGCGACCCTTGAAATGAATCGGGCTCGCTATCTGGCACAGGGCAATGTAGTATCTCAGACTCCTCTGGCGGCTGAGTTTACTGAAGAAGCTCCCTGTGAAAATGGTATGTGGGTATGTGCCAATAAGGCCAATGGTGAAATTCGCACTCTAAAGGAAGAAGGCGAAATGGTAGGTATTGTATATACTACCGAAAAGGAATGGGGCCGTTATGAATATGGCCTAAATAATCATGCCGACGTGGCTGGCGCATATCCTCGCGTTGGTATTCTTGACCTTGGCGACACCTTCACCTCTAATTGCTTTGATATGGGCGATTTTAACGACGTAGAAGCTTTTGAAGCCGCGATGAAGACTCTGGGCACTACTCCTCTATATGTAGTTCCCCAAGTCGGCAATGGCCGTCCCAAGGTGACTGCTGCTGTCCCCACCTCTGGTGCTTATGCCCAGGTAGTAAAGTATACTACTGCTCCTAATGGCGAAAAGGCTATTAAGTATGTAGTAGTTCGTGTATAATGGAGGGCAATAAATATGGATATGACTTTAAAGCAACTATTTGATTGCCGCCGCGGCAAGAATATTCCTGCCGATTTTGCCAATGAAAATATTGACTATCGGGCCGCTCTACGTGATGAACTAAAGGGCCTGTGCGGCACTCCTAACCTATTCCGTCGTAATAGTGTGGATGTATTCGAGATTCTGGAAGAAATCGCTCAGGAAGAACTTCCCAAGCGAGTTCAGGAACTAATTGGTATGTTCGCGGAAGTTCGTCAATATGGCAACAATGACCGCGTTATCTATAAGAAGCAAGTTGGCCGCCGTCGCGGCAAGAGTTATGTGACTCGTGCTACCGCCGCTGGTGTATATGAAACTTTCCGTCTGGATGCGGAACAGTTTGAACTGGTTCCCTATGCCTTTGGTGGTGCTGGTATCGTTGATTTTGAACGTTATCTGGATGGCACCGAAGATATTATGGACATCTATGATATTCTACTTGAAGGTGTGATGGACCGTCTATTTGAAGCTATTCAAGGCTGTCTGTTAAGTTCTTGGAATGACACTGGCCGTCCCGCCGCCAATAAGGTTGCGGTAACTGCCTTTGACCCCGATAAGATGGCTGATATGATTCAGACTGTAAGTGCCTATGGCGCTCCTGTAATTTATTGTGGTCCTCAATTCGCGGCTAAGATGGCTAATGGTATTACTTATGGTTCTACTGTAAAGATGTCTGATACTGACATCGAGGAATTCCGCAATACTGGTTATATCGGTAAGTTCGCTGGCGCTCCTGTAGTTGTAATTCCTAACTCTTTTGCTGATGAATCCAATACTAAGCTGGTATTCAATCCTCGTTTTGCTTATGTTCTACCCGCCGGCAAGGAAAAGCTGGTAAAGGTAGCTTTCGTGGGCGATGCTCATATGAAGGAAGTAGAAAATCGCGATTGGAGTATTGAAGTTCAAATGTATCAGAAGATTGGCGTAGGTATGATTGCTGAACCCAATTACTGGGGCATTTATTATAATTCTGGTATTGCTGATGGCGGCTGGGATAATACTGGTATTATCTAATGATGATTGTGCGGGCGGGCTGGGATTATACTGGCCCGCCCCACGTTGAATTGAGTAAAAGGAGTAAATGTTATGGAAAAGAAAGTTTATGTAAAGAATGTTAGCTCTTTTGCTATTGAGCTAAATCTTCGTCAAGTGCGGTATGTTCGCGACTTGGAACCCGGCCAAAAAGTAGGGCTAACGGAAGATGTATATGAAGAATTTAGTTGCGACCCTGGTTGTAAGTCTCTTTTGCGGGATGGCTTTTTGAAGATTATCACTGAAGATACGGAGGTAAAGCAACAAATTGCTGAGATTGCTCCCGCGAAGACTTCTGAAGAAGTTAATGTGCGTGATTTACTGACTAACCAATCCGCTCAAAAATTGGGAATTGCGCTAAAGGAAGCGTCTCCCGCTCTAAAGCAACAAATTGTAGAGGCTGCTATTGCTCTAAGTATTGCTGACCCTGCTCGGGTAAATCTAATCAAGCATTACTGTAATGTAGATATTCTACAGGCTCTTGCTCTTCAACGCTAAGGGGGTGATAGCTTATGGCTACTCCTCTTCAAAAAGTTTATGATGCTTTTCTTGCTAAAGTGGAAGCGGATGATTGGATGATGAATGAGTATTGGGATGAGGTTGAAAAAGATTGGCGTCAAATTTTGGACCAAGCAATTTTTCAATTCAGATACTCTCGCATTTCACTTGAGCATAATGATATAGAGTTTGATAATGAACTCACCAATGATGAAATTCAAGTTTTAGCAAACCTTATGAAATTAGAATGGGTGCGACGTTGTGTTGCGACCTGGGATAATTTACGATAGATGTACTCGGATAGAGATTTCAGTCAAGCGAACCATCTTCAAAAACTCAATGCTACCGCGGCCCAAGTAGAAGCGGATTGTCGATATATGATTGATAGATATGGACGATCTGCGAATTATAAACCAAATCCTATCTTCGGACGGCTTGCCGGTCAATGACAGAAGGCTATTATAATAAGCTGAAAGGCCGCATTTATGGCTTATTATGTGAGAAAGAAAAAGAAGGTTCTTGGGAGAAATTTCTGGATACAATTATTACAGAATTAATGGGGCTATCTGATGTGGATAAAACCATTAATTTCTGGCCGCTTGTGGGAAAATTATCTGCTCTGCGTTATTTGAATTATGAGTATTTTCGTAAAACGGTGTTTGAATGTATAAATCTTGTAGGAGAGTTATCAAATGGACAACGAATACATTAATACTTATTTACGCAGAGTAAATCATTTAGGTAGAAATCCTCAAGAGCGGGCATTTAGGTCAGGTTTGCTTGAATTTGAACGAAATCTAAAATACAATGAACATAAGGAACTCCTCCAACGTGAGAACGGTGATGAATTGGAAGGTATAATTCTCACCGATAAGCAAGATGAAAACCGAGTTTCACAGATACTTTGCACGCGGTTTAAAGATAGATTAGCAATTGGAGAATTGATTTATTGGGAATCCGCGCCCTGGCTCATTTGGAGGAATACCATTTCTTCTTATCAACCTTATAACAAGTATTACATGGTAAAGTGTAATTATGAAGTTAAGTGGGTTGACAAAGGAGATTTACATAAATCTTGGGCATATATATTAGGGTCTAAGGATAGTAAGATACAAGATAATTTTAGAACATGGAACTCCCTTATTACACCTTAGCCCAATAAACATATCCGCATTATTATGCCTAAGCAATCTATCCCTAAGGGAACAGAAATTATCATTGGAGATGAGAACTGGTATCTCGTTGATTATGATATTGTTTCTGTGCCTGAAATTATCTTTATGTCCTTTACAGAAGGTAAATATAATGAATTGCGGGATGACCTTAATGACCAACTTGCTAATGCGGACAAGTTGAATAAATGGGAAATAAAAATCGCACCAGAAACTTATGTTTCTCAAGGCGAAATTATTCAACCAATTTTTTCTATTTCTAAAAATGGAATCATACAAGACATCACAGATATTACTTATGTTCTGGGGCCCGGATTGAAACAGAATGATGATAGAACTATCGTAGTAGATATGGCAAAAGGTGAAACCAGCCTTATAATAAAATATAAGGATGTCGCTGAGGCATATCAACAAATTCACGTAGGCACTACGAAAGAAAATTACGCAATTGTTGGTAATGATACTTTGCGGGTGACCTATCAAGGAATTTATGAATTCAAACAGGCCAATACTCAGACATCAAGTCTTGAAGTCCATTTTGAGTTAGAAAATACGAAGTTAGCTTCTATTATAGAACAATCTGGTTCTATTTGTAAAATTCAAGCTAACAATCTCAATAAGACTGGGATGATTACACTATTTGTAAATTATGCGGGCACACGATATGAAAAGCAAATAAAAATCATTTCACTATGGCAACAGTAGGAGGCATAATATGGAAAAAGCAACTCAACGCCGTTTCGCGGTTATGGGCGAAAATTTGTTCCGTATCTTGAATAAGATAATGAATAATCAACGTATTTGTCGCCTACTAAAATATCAAAACGAGAATCCTTTTGATGAAGATTTACCAGATGTGGATGGGTTGGACTTAATCCACAAACAAATCTGTATTATTCCTAAGATACCAGAGCCAGATGGGGATGAGAGGTCTTTTTTAACGATATTCTTTGATAAGTATGTTGTTAATACACAAAATCCCGATTTTAAGCTTTCTACGATTCGTTTTGATATAATTTGTCCTTTCAATGAATGGATAGTAAATGATAGTAATTTGCGACCGTATCTTATTATGTAGGAATTAGATGCTATGTTCAACCAAGCAAAGATGAGTGGGATAGGAAATTTACAATTTTCTACTTGCGATACATTAGTATTGTCTCCTCATCTTGGTGGATTTAGCATGTATTATACTATCAATGAGTTCAACTGATACAAATATTTTAAAGTTGCTTCATGGGGACCCGCTGATTTTCAAAGACATTTGTTTAGTTTACTCCCCGACATTAGGAGAAATTGCTACTGCGGGATTAGATAATTTTTATCACTATCTTTCTCTTATGCTTATTGAAAAGCCAGAGGCTGAAGATGATGAGATGAAAAAATTATTAAAAGAGCTTAGTGATTTCCAATATCTTATTATGCTTAGTGTAATGGATAAGCGTCAATCGGCCGCGGTTTAGGGCGCTTTTGGAATGTTTTGTCATGAAAAAGCGACTTTTGTTCTTACTCCGCCTTCTATTGTGATGGGCGACCCCGCGGAAAAACGCATTCTTACCGAGGATAATTTTTATGATTTACAACAAATAATTCGATAGAGTTGTGCTTTACTTGATAAAGATGAAGATACTATTGAATTATTGGATAGTGATTCTCCAAAGGTAAGAGAGCTAAAATTAAAAATGATTGAAGGGCGTAAACAACGTGCCAAAGCTAAAGCCAAAGCGCAAAAAGAAAACCCATCTGGGGTTGGTTTTACTGACCTTGTGGCTTCTCTCGTAGCGGGTAGTAATGGTGCGGTAAATAATGATAGTGTATGGCATCTTACATATTATGCTTTTCAAGACCAGCTCAAAAGAATGAGCTGGCGTGAAGAGTTTGATATAAATACCCGAGCCGCGATGGCTGGGGCTAAGATTGACAAAGAAAAATTGACTCACTGGATAAAGACAATGTCTTTTAAGTAAGGAGGCAAATTTATTATGGCTCAAAATATTTTCGAACGTTATGGTATTAAAGAAGTAGCTAACGTTTATTTTGAATCTCTTGTAAACGATAACGTTATCAATGTTCGTAAGGGCGACATTGTAATGTATCTGGATTATTGATTAGAGTGGTCCAGACTAAACTCCGTGAATTGCTGGGACACCCAAACAAGTAAAGTTGCGGGCAATCAGCAGCCAAGCCCTTTATATGGGAAGGTTCAACGACTAAGAGCGAGAAAAAACCATTCTCGACAGCGCGGGGCATTTGCTATGAGCCGGCAAATGATGATATAGTCTAATCTTACGTGAAAGCGTAAGCAGCGAAAGCGATTGACAAGAAATGGCTTGTCAGTGAATAAAATGACTCTAAAGGTTTCTACGCTCGAAACCACTGCTTCTAATGTTTCCGCAACTGGCGGATGGGGTTAAAAATGGGTTGGCTCCATCCCTGATAAAAAATCTTCTGAATTGCTGGAACGTCCTTAGAGCCTAAATTTGACAAATTGAAAAATTTGTTATAATATAAAATTAGGATTGGATAATCAGCAGTCATTACTTTTGAGCCATAAGTAATGATTCAACGACTATTTAGTAGTGAGAAGTCTCACGAAGCAGAAGACACGTAAGTGAAGATATAGTCTGAACTCATGGGAAACCATGAGCTGGGTAAATTCCCGCATATAGCCTAACGAACTATATGGAACATAATGAACCCGAAATTAGTAATAGTTTCCTGATAGTGAAAGCTATCTGAAAAAGTCTTCTAATTGCTGGGAACTCTTATTGACCTAATCCTATCAATAAGACAATCAGCAGCCGAACTATTTATAGGAGGAATATACACCGTGGAAACCTGGAAAACGATGGAATTGTATCCTAAATATCAAGTCAGCACCGAGGGAAAAATAAGAAATACTGAGACACATCGAATTTATGCTCAGTGGCTCGGGAAAGACGGATATCTACGTATGGAAATGTGGCTGGATGGAAAAAAGAAAGGTATGTTAGTTCATCGAATGGTGGCATTATGCTATTTAGAAAATCCGCTCAATTTGCCAGAAGTAAATCACAAAAACAAGATTAAATCTGATAATCGTGTTGAAAATCTTGAGTGGGTCACACGTCAAGAGAACATGGACCATCGTAATGCTGACCCAAAGGTTCAAGAACAAATGCATCGATTAGGTTTACAGGCAAAGGAATGGAATTTAAAGCATACCGCAAAACCCGTAGCAAGCTATGATTTAGAAGGTAATTTATTAAAAGTATATCCTTCTTTGATTAGTGCTGAACGAGACGCTGGCATCAATAGAAAATATATTCGAGCTTGCCTAAAAGGTGAGCGCCTTTCCGCAGGCGGCCGCATTTGGCGTAAAATAGAAGGTTCAACGACTATCTCGGAAGAGAGTGGAACGGAAGCTGAAGCCGTTCGAAGTGAAGACTTACCACATGAAGATGCGGTAAAAGATATAGTCTAATCTATATAGTAATATATAGCTCAATGGATATGAAGTTGCGGATCATATCAAATAATATGTAATTACCTGGGATTACGGGAAGGATATCAACGTAAATCTGGAAGACGCTGTAGTATCTTGGGAAGAACTACGGATTCTATTCGGTGCGAAGATGAAGAAGTATGAAGAGAATGCTCCTATTACTATTCATCGGAATACTCTTCTAACCTTTAGCCGTGCTGGTGGCAATCTAAGCGCTGAAGCTGAAGTAGACCTAACTAAGTTTATTGCCGCAGAGAAGGCTGAAACTACTAAGGGGAAGTCCAATAATCCTATTAAGGGTGCGACGGGCCGCTTTATTGATATGACTAAGGGCGTACGAGGCATGTTCGAAGTGAGCGCCGAGGGTATGCTATCTTTTAAGAAGACTGGTGAAGACATCTCCGTAGAACCTACTGAAGTATACAAGCCCATGTATCCCGTAAATGAAAGTGAATATCAGATTCGTCTATTCTGGGAAGATATCTCTTCTGAGGAAGCCCAGGCCGCGAATGTTCTGGTTATTACTCCCGATGACTTCCCTGGGACTTTCAAGGTTATTGGTGATGCTCTAATTCGTAGCGAATCTACTGGCAAGGATGAAGCTTTCCAATTCGTAATTAGCAAGGCTAAGCTTCTTTCTGAAATCACATTAACCATGCAGGCAGAGGGAGACCCCAGCACATTCTCTGCTACTCTGAATGTTCTGCGTGATAGTAAGGGCGAAATGTTCTCCCTTATCAAGTATTAATTCAACCCATATATATGGGTTATATGGGACGAGAGAAATCTCGTCCCTCTTTTTTATTTGGAGGTAAAAGGAGATGACTATTCAAGAACTTGGTGTAAAAGACCTTGAACACGTTGTAATAAAAGCTCGACAGAAAACTGACCTTGGTGCTAAAATAGTCGAGAAAGGAGAGCCAATCATCTACTTTGAGAATCTACAAATTGCTATGCTAACCGAAAATAGTTCCATTATTGCGGCCCGTGGTGGTTTACATAATGAAGCTCGTGTAGTATGGGAAGACCGTAATGACACTGTATTTTAGTTCTCTAATGGGACCATCAATCCCATAAGTTTAAATTTCCTTCTTGAAGCAAAAATCATTACGAAGCAAGAAGGATTGGTAGTTCCGTATAAAGAAAAATGTATTATTGATGATGAGGGAAATGTATATCTAACTTATCAACAAGCAGAAGATACTTACCTTTTTGTTTATCTTTATGACTATAATAATATCCAAAAACGCCTTTACCCAACAATTTCTACCTACACAACTGCTACTAATGAAACCGCGACAAAATTATCTTTTTCTTCTGAAAATGCGGGCGAAGTGGTATTGTGTGATTATTACTTTGTATATAGGAAGGAATCAATTTCTTATTCCATGTCTCGTGAACGTTTTTCTTCTACTTATCAGTTAGAAGCAACGTTCCAACTCAAAGATGAGAATGAGGGGTTAATCCGCACTGGTATTATTACAATGCCTAAAATCACTATTCTTAGTAATATTAATTTAAGGCTGGGTGAGCGGGCAGACCCAATGGTTTCTACCTTTAGGATTATTGCGATGCCGGAGAATGTAAAGGATGTTTCGGAAGAGGTATGTAGAATTACCTATCTCGATGAAGACATCACTGCTTGAGTAAAAGGAGGTCATGCTTATGGCAAATAAGCAGACAACTATTACGGTTGGTGTCCAATTTGAAGCCGCGGCTAATTCGTACGCGAATATAGTCAAAGAACTTTAGGGAGCCTTCAAAAGCATTAACCTTGATAGTACAGTTGGCAAATAGCTAAATAGAATTATCAATTCTATGGGTGAAAAACTACAACAGGCCAGAACGATTATTAGTGGTGGAGTTGGTAGTGAAATCACTAACAAGGAAATGACTAAATTCTTGTCTTTGCTTGAGTCAATGAATACAATGGCGAATAGATTCCAGTATACTATGAACAATATTAATGTTGATAGTTTAAATCTTGACGCCGGTGAGATTGCTCGATTAAAGCAAGCAAGAAATGAAGTTTCAAAACTGGCAACACAAATTGAAAATCTACAAAATAATTCAGCTACAATAGGGCAATTGTTTAAAGGAGACACAAAGTCTGCTTAGACATTAAAAGCCACGAATGCGGGTATTAAAGATAGCTTTACACTTTCTTAGGCTTTAGATGCCGCGAAACAAAAATATGCGGACTTGGGCAAAGAAGCAAAGAATGCGGCGTTGGGATTGTATGCGGCCAATCAAGCCCTGGCCGCGGCGAAACAATATGTTGCTCAATTACAAAATCAAACAAAAGAAGGAGCAGGAAAACAAGCAATTACGGATGCTCTTACTGCTCCCTTAACTAAAGAAAATGCGAGATTTAAACTTGCTACCGCAATAACAAGGCAACAAGCAACTGGGGAAACCAATCCATTCGAAAATTCTTGGTATGTCAATAGGAGCCTTTTTGGGCAATATTTTAGGAAGAATGCTGATGGAACGTTTAGCGATAAGCTAAAGCCGGGTGGAAAAGAGGTTTTAGAGACATATTTAACTGAGTTAGGCTTAGATGATAAACAAATCAGTTCGATTGTTAAGAATGCTGAAAATCGATATGCCCGTTTACAGGCAGAGCTAACTAAAGTATTCCAAGATAAAAAATTAGTAGATTCTTTTGGTAAATATGCTGTAGATACTAATCGAGCTTTAGCTCAGCAAGGACAGCAGTCTTGGACCGCAGAAATGGCTAATGCTAAAGCTCAAGAAGCGGCAATGTAGAAAGAAGTAAATAAATATAGCACTGCTTCTGCTACAGCAAATCAAGCCATGACAACCACTCAAGAAGCGATTAAAATTCTTGAGCAACGTGTTGCTAATCAAGATAAGGAAATTGAGGAGCTTCGAGCCAAACTTGCTGAAAGGACAGCTAAAGAGAGCGAGGTTGAGGGAGAACTAAGAAAAAAATATAGCCTTCCTGAGGGAGATTATAGCCAGCAATCTCGTGATATTAGCAACGCAGCACGGTTGGAAGCTGAACGTAAAAAAGAGGAACAACGACGTCTTACTGAAGAACAAGCCCGTCAAGATTAGGCTGTATTGGAGACACAACAATTTTAGAATAGATTACAGACATCATTAAGACAATGGATGGGTGTCTCTCAAATTGTAAATATCGTAAGAAATGGTATCAGGCAAGCCTATCAAGATATTTAGAATTTGGATAAGACAATGACTAATATCGCTGTGGTAACCGATATGAGTGTATCTGACCTATGGGGAAAGATAAATGAATATATGAGTGTCGCATAGCAGTATGGTGTTACTACTCAGGGCGTATATGAAGTTAGTTAGTTATATTACCAGTAGGGCCAGGCGTTTTTATAACATCAATTATGTGAAAAGACTTGATGTTTCAGCGGGAAATAGACCCTACTGAATAATAATAAAATCATTCCTAATTGCTGGGATACTTACGAGTAAATCAGCAGTGAAGCCGCGAAAGCGGAACATTCAACGACTATCCTACTGTCAAGGTGGAGTAAGGCACAAGTTGATGGTGCTTGAAATGGGTGGCGCAAAGCGCTAAGATATAGTCTGAACTGTGTGGAAACGCACAGCTCCATGGGCAAGATTTTACGTGTCTTGTCAAACAGCTTTTGTTAGCAACCGCTGACGTAATGGAACTAACGACCGAAACCTTAAAAATGGCACGCATCGCGGGAATGAATTATTCTGAAGCCGCTGATGCTATGACAGTGGCTTAACTACCACGATAGGCCACGTAAAAGTGTTTGAATTGCTGGAAAACCGTGTAGGCAACCAGCAGCGAAAAATATCGTTCAACGACTATCGAGAAATCGAGTAGAGAAATCGAAGTAAACATCTAAGATGATATAGTCTAATCTTTTGTGAAAGCAAAAGTATAAATGATTCGTGGTTTCAAAATGGAAATGTCCGATGCTCAACGGGTTACTGATGTATATAGTAAAGTAGCCGCCATGAGCGCCTCGGATACACAGGAACTTGCTACCGCAATGAGTAAGACCGCTTCTTCCGCGGCATCTGTTGGTATGAGTTTCGAAAATACTACCGCTATGATTGCTACCATGGTAGAAGCAACGCGTGAGTCGGCGACAAATATCGGCTCAGCTATGAAATCAATCATTAGCAGAATGGCAGAAATGAAATAGGGCCTTACTCAGGATGAAGATGGTGAATTCCTTGACGCAAGCAAGGTTGAAACTGCTCTAAAGACAGTCAAGGTGGCCCTGCGTGATTCTCAAGGTCAATTCCGCGATTTAGACTAGGTAATTTTGGAACTTGGTGCTAAGTGGAGCACCTTGGATTCAGCAACTAAGAGATACTTAGGAACCGTAATTGCTAGATAATACTGGCAATGTAAAATCTCCCTAATTGCGGGGATATAGCATAACTATTTATTACTAAACGAAAGTGGCAAAGGGTAATTCCGATGGTATAGTAAAAAGATAAATAGTGCTACAATCCGCAGCTAAACAATTTTTGACTTTTTGATATTTTTATGATATAATAAAGAAAAAATTGGAAGTTCAGAGACTAACGATTTTCGTGTAGAACAGAAATGTTCCATGTGGGAGACTCCGTAAGGAAGAAGATATAGTCCGATATACAGTAAAGTATATTGGGTAACCGTCGATTGTTGGCGGTGTTAGCCTTAAACAATATTATGAAATGCGGGAACCTCCTTAGAGCCGCGACTACCAAATTTTGATAGTAATATCAAAATGGCAGAAGTAATGATTCTGATGGTAATAAGGTCGTGTGATTGGACAATCCGCAGGTAAACTTCCAAAAAAGGAGTAAAATGTTCAAAAAAATTATTATTGATGGTGAAGAAACCGATTATTCAATTAGTGAGGAAGGGCAAATAAAGCGAGATAGCACAGGTGCTTTTATGAAAGGCACTATGATGGCAGGGTATAAGTATTTTACTTTACGTTGGGATGGAAAACAGAAGGCCAAAGGATTACATCGACTTTTGGCTGAAGCTTTTATTCCTAATCCTGACAATTTGCCTGTTGTAGACCATATTGATGGGAATCCATTGAATAATAACTTGGAAAATCTACAATGGGTTTCTCATTCTGCGAACCGTCAAAAGGCTCGTCCTCCTAAACATACTCAGCCAAGACATAATGAAGATTTGCCAAGTGAGGAATGGCGTTGTTTTCGTGATAGTCAATATTATGTTTCAAATTTTGGCCGAGTGAAAAATATCAATACAGGCCGTGTTTCTAATAGTCAGCCACAAATTGATGGCTATGTTCGTGCTGATATTCAGCTTCCGGGGCAATCTCGCCGGAAATGGCTTGTTCATCAAATGGTTTATGAATGTTTTATTTCTCCAGATTATGAAATAATAAATCATATCAATGGAAATAAATCTGATAATCGTCCAGAGAACTTAGAAAGTTGTTCTCAAAAAGAGAACATGATAAAAGCATCGAGAAATCGAGCTTGGAAAGTTCAACGACGAGTTATACAATACACTCTTGATGGTGAATACATTCAGACTTTTGAAAGCGTCCAAGATGTTGCTCATTATATGAATATTTTACCATCAAGTGTGCGTAATATGATAAATGTTAGGAATGGTAAATCAGGCGATTATTGCTATCGATATGAAGAAATGGAAGATACCTCAACGACTATCTCGTAAGAGAGTATACGATAGTGTAGAAGTATAATACATAGATGATATAGTCTGACTTTATATGAAAGTATAAAGATTTACGCAACAATCTCGTTTTCTCGCTCTAATGGAAAACTATGACCGTTTAGTCGAGATTCAAAAAGGAGCTGTAGATTCTGAGGATGCTGGTCTTTTACAATATGCTAAGACGCTGGATTTCCTACAATCTAAACTGGCTCAAATTAGTAATAGTTTTCAACAATTTTATATGTCTATATTAAATGGTCCTGTAATTGGTGATTTCCTTACTTTCTTAAATTCTATGATTACTGGATTTAGTAAGTTAGGTAATTTTAGTGCCTTATTTAATATAGCATCAATTATTCGAGGCGTCAAGACATTGGCGTCTTTAATTTTACAAGTTTTTTCCTCTCTGGGTAGTAAGATAATAATTACTATGAAGCGAGGGATGGCAACAAGTATTGCTGATGTAACGGCTCCATTCCGTAAGCACTTAAAAGAAACTGTAACCATAGCGGGGGACTTGGGCTATCAAGCGGGGGTCCACTATCGTCAAGGATTCCAAGCCGGAGTTCAAGGCCAAGCGCAAGGTGGGACATTAGCTCTACCTGCGGGAGGAGAGGAGAGCCCCGTTAAGACTAATAAGTGGGGTTCTTACTTAAATCTTGGGCTCACTTTAGCAGGTGGAGCACTTAGCACTGCGGGGACCGCTCTTGCTGGTAATGGGGAAGCAGTTTGGGGCAGCGGCCTATCAATGGCTGGGTCCGCGATGTAGGGCGCATCTATCGGCCTTACTCTGGGCGGTGGGAATCCAATTGGAGTCGCGATTGGGGCTTTGGCTGGCGCTTTAAGTCAACTTCCTGCTTTAATCAAATCTATTGGTAATAAAGCCCAAGAAGAAGTTGATAACTTAAAGAAAAAAGCTGAAGAATCTAATATTAAACGGGCCGAAGATAAGAACGCTTATAGAACTCTTGCTGACTATGCCAATAAGATTGATGAGTTAACAGCAAAACGTTATGAATCTAATGAAGCTTATCAAAAATGGCTTGATTTAAATAATCAAATAGTAGAAGCGTATCCTTAGCTATTGGATTATATTGATAGTGAAGGTAATATGATTACCTCACTTACCAAGAATTATGCTGGGTTAGAAACGGCTAAATTAAAAGCGGCCCAGAGTAATGTATAGTATTATTCTGATTAGATTGCTTCTTTAAAGGCTCAACGAGATTTGGTAGCCAAGCATAAAAGGTTATGGCAAGATTATGGGGGCGAGACATCTTTTTCCGGCGGAACAGTAACTAATGAAGTCGGAAATTATTGGAATTGGAAAGATACAAGCCTTTTAGGTTTTAATAATGGAAAAGTCCCTGAACTTTATCAATACGGGCAGACATTAGCGAAGATTTTTGAAGGAATCTATAAAACCTATGATTTAAATGATAATTCAAAACCAGCTCAAATTGAATATTATTATGATAAAGACCCGACGGGAGGCATGTTATTAAAATATGCCACTATGTTTGGTAAGGACCAAGCATTCACTGGTCAAGAATTAGTTGATTTCTTATCCGCCCGCAACATCTCCTTCGGTCAAATAACAAATGCGCTATCTTCTCGGCGTAATCGAGCTATAACAAATGGACGAGATTTTTCTGTCAAGAAAGGTAATTGGGACGAAATAACTAACGAAGCAGAGCTCCTTAGTCAATTAATGGTGGAAGTTGGAGTCTTTAATGAAAAAGTGGGAGACTTCACTGAATTTGGGCAATAGATTGCCGATCTAAGTAACAAAACATTAGAGATTCGTGATGCTGCGGAGTCTTATCTTTCTTCTCAAATACAAGTCTTTAGTATTTCCAGCGATGCTTATGAAACATTATCTAAATATAATATACAAGATATTGATAAAATTATAAATCTATATGGTCGTGAGAAAGCTCGACAGGGGAAAAAGGACGGTCAAACATTGGCTGATGCCTA